CCGACTTGCCCTGATACTCCAGGCTGTTCCAGCCGAGATCACCCTGCGGCGACTTGGCGCTGGGGTCGATGTACCGCGCGATCTTCATCAGCGAGAGGCGGTAATACTCCCAGGTGAGCTGGTCCGTGATGATGTGCGTGGGCGTCTCGTCGCCGTCCGTGGCGAGGTTCCAAGTGTGCGTCCACGTATCGCCGGCCGTACCGTTCGGGCCGTTCGCCGCGAAGGAGCCGAAGCTCGTCACGGCGTTGTTCCGCCACCACGAATTCGTGGAAGCGGAGAGGCCGCCCACGGGGCCGGAGGCCGGGTCCGAGGAGGGCGTGGAGGAGACGCCGGCCGCGATGCCGACGATCGTGTTCCCGGAGTAGTTGGTCCCGTCCGAGAACGCTTCCTGATTGAGAATCATCCTCATGGTGTACATCGCCTGCTTCACGCGGCTTTCCATGAGGTCAAAGATCTTCGCGGTGGAGCGGTTCTCGGCAAGCTCCGTCCGGGTGAACGAAACCGGGCAGCCGATGTACCGCCAGCGATAGACGAGCGGGAGAGCGGTCTGAGAGACTTCCTGAGAGAAGGGGTCGGCGCCCGTGAAGAACCGGACGGCCGTGTTCGTTCCGTAGGCCGCCGAGCCCTGCATGTAGATGCCGCCGGACGAGTCTCGGCGCTCGAAATTGTCCATGAGCGCCTTGAGGAGCGGCCGGCTCTCAAGGTAGTTCTTCGCGAGCTGTTCGACGTTGTAGTTCGCCATCGTGCTCGTGAAGAGCGAGTCAAACGGGATTGTGGTTGACCCCCCTGCTGAGGGGACAACGATGTCGGTCATTTACTTTTTCTCCCGGCCAGTTCCCGGAACCACGGGTCCACGGAAACGCCTAGCTGGTCCGCAGCGCGGAGCGCCGCCGCCTTGAAATCCCCCATCGTTGCCGCTGAGGAACTCGCTGAGGGCGTCGATCCGGCCTTAGAGGTTTGCGGAGGCAAGCTCTTGGCGGCCTTGGAGAGAGAGGCGACTTCTTCTTTCACCTTGGCATCGAACGAGGTCTTGAGCTTCTCGTACTCGGATGTCGTCTCGCGGTCGTGGATGGCAATTGCCGCACCCACCAACGCGAGCTTCATCGCATCCGGGTCCCCCGACAGGGCCATCTTGCGAAGGCCAGGGTCGGAGGCGATGAGCTGGGCCACTTCCGGCTCCCGGCTCCCGACGTACGGGTGCATCTGCTTGGCCTCTTGGATGGCCCGCTCGCGGGTCATCTGAGCCTCCAACGGGCCGAGCCGGCTGGCAACCTCGCGGCTGACATACTGGTCGATCACGTCGAGGTCCCCATTCTTCAACCTGTCTAGAAGCTGGGCCTTTTCGTCCGGCGCGGGGGCTTCCCGTCCGCCGAACTGGAGTGCCTTGTCGAGAAGACGCTCTCTCTCTTGGGCGAGGGCCTGAGTCTTGCGGGTGTAGTCTGCGTCGAGGTGTCCCGCCTTGGTCCGTTCCACCTTTGCGATGAAGGACTTCGGCAGCTTTTCGAGGTCGTAATTGTCCCAGTCCACTCCAGCAAGCGGGTCGGTGGCGGGCGCAGCGGCCTCGGTGGAAACACCCCCAGACGCATCGGCTACCGTTCCCGGTTCCCCCGTCTGCGTTCCCTGAGTAAGCGTCTCGTCGGTTGGCATCGTCACTCCTATTCTAGACTCGTGATAGCGCTACCGCCATCTGCAAGTATGTCGATTTCCGGCGCGGGCCGCGTTTCTACCGGCGCGACTCTTCCGTTGACGTGATCGGAGACGGCCTTTTCGTAGGCGTCTACGAGCCTCGCGCGGTCCATCGGTGGGTCGGGCGCCTCGTGCCGGACGTTATCCCAACGGCGGGACTCATCGGGGCCGATCGCCACGAGACCGCGCTCTTTTAGGATTCGGTCCCGCTCTTGCCGGGAGCTGACGTACTTCCCGAGCTGGATGTCGTAGCCGGGCGTGATGTCTCCGATGACGCCGGGCGCCTTGAGCCACACCCTCTGAGCGATGCCGCCGCACTCGTAACGGCAATTCACGGTGTTTAGGGCGTAGTCCAAGAACAGCTCGAACACCTTTCCGCACCGGAGGCACTGGAAGTCGTGAGCCGTCATTCGCCCACCCATTCCCCGTCGCGGGGCATCTCGTCTCGCCGTTCCGGGCACGGAGGGAGCACCATCGCGTAGGTGCCTTCACTCCAGTCTTTTGGGTCGGTCTGATAAATCGCACCGTCCGGCATCAACTTAGAGAGCCTATCCCTAGCCCACATCCTTAGCTCGGCGCGGGCCGCAACGGTGCGCGGCGCGTACTCCGGATGGCAGATCCAACAGGGATTGCCGATGCAGCCGTGCGTAGCCATTAGGAGACTCCTGCGCTCGTTGCCAAGGGGTTGGCGTCCCCGCGCATCCCGGTCGGAGCCGGCGCGCTTCCCTGCGAGGCCGCACCCCCGCCGCTCATCTGCTGCTTGAGCTGTTGCTGGAGCATGGCGAACTGCTCCGGCGTGAGGTAGGCGAGGACAGCCTGAGAGGCGGCCTCAAGGAACTGCGGCCCGGTAACCGCCCCCTGCTGCGCCTTGACGAGCGTAACGGCGAGGTTCTCCATCGCCTGTTTCGTGCCACGGAAGAGGGAGTCCACGTCGTCCCAAGACATGTAGCGGGCGAGGCGGTAGAAGGCCGGGCGGAGGTCGGCGCCGATCGCCTGGAGGATGGGCGCGACAGCCTGGAAGAGCTGCATCTCGGACGCCTGCTTGGCCTCCGAGGTCTTCGGGCCGCCCGTGCCGGGATAGACCACGAACTCGAAATCTCCGGCCACATCACCCTGCGCGTACTGCTTCCAGAGGGAGAGCTTCGCGAACTCGGAATCGATCCGAGCGTACCGGGGCAGCACCATCGTCTGCTGGAGAATCTGGATGTGCTTCGTCCCGAGGAGACGGTAGAACTCCGCGATGGCATCCTCAAGGCTAGAGAGGCCCTTGGACTGGCGATCGTTGATGAGGACGGCCTCTCGGGCGGATCTCGTGCTCGGGTGCCCTACGCGGTCCGTGGGGCCGTATCCGAGGATCTCCTCTACCTCTTGCTTGAGGTGCGCTAGGCCCATCGGCGTGTCGGCCGGCGGGGACACGTCCTCCATCTTCGTGAGGAGGCGGCGGATGTCTACCTCGTGCCCGTGCTGGCCCGCCGCAAGTTCGTCGAAGCTGTCGTTGTCGATGAGCATGAGGGAATTGGCCGTGTTCGGGTCCGTGAACGCTCCCGCCTGCTCCGGCGAGATGAACTTCGCGAAAGCGGCGTACTTCCGCCACTTGGTCGTGAGGTCCGTGATGAGCTGGCGCTCCAGCGTATTGATGGCCGTGAGCTGGGGCGCCACGAGATCGATGGAGGGCTTCGGGTAGAAGCCGGTCGGCACCGGGTTGAAAGCCATGAGGGTGACGGGGAAGAGCTTTCGGCCCCCGAATTGAAGCTCGAACGGCCACTTCTCGCGCTTCCCGATGAGCCGCTCGTGGTCGTCCGTCATGTAGAGGACTTCGCCCGAGGTCTTGTCCCAGATTTCCCAGACGCAGATCGTCTTGTAGTCCGGGTCCGTCTCTTCCACCGTCCCCGAGAGTCCATCAAATCCCGTGGCCGGCGACTGGACGCCGCTCTTCTGGCGGCTCAGGGCCGTGCAGGCGGTGTATTTGTCGATATCGCTCGGGAGGGAGAAGAAGGGGTCGGCGCGAAGCTCAGAGACGGTGGGATACCACGCGCTCGCGATGTAGGCATGGTCCGAAAGGTCGAGGAGGAGCCCCTTCGGGTCGAAGAGGATGTCCCGCGGGAGGATGCGCCGGCAGACGTAGTTCTGTTCCGTGGGGATCGTCGCTTCGCCTTCGTCGCCGCCGGGGAAGCGGATCGTACCCGTCTTCGATTCCGTCTCGATCGTCTCCATGATCGCGCCGTAGCCGTAGACGTGGCAGTCGTCAATCAGCAGATTCCCCAGAGTTTTCACGTCCATCTGGGCGAAGTCGTAGTTGACGGCGCCGGTCAGGAGGGCGGCGGACTCGCTCCACTGGGGAGCGCGGGCGTCCACGATCGTGTCGGGGTTGCGGACGTAGATCTGCCCCTTGAGCGCCTTGGCGCAGGCGTACCCGTAGGCAACGGCGTTAGGAGTCTCCGTGGCCCCGCTGGCCGCGGCGATCTCTCCGAAAAGGAGCTTCTCGTTCCGCGTCCAGTTCTTAGAGTGATTCCCCTGATGCTCCTTCATCCTCTTGAGCCGATCCGGCCAAGGATTCTTCGGAACGGGAGCCGCCGCTTTTTCGGTCACTTCGCCGCAACCTCGACTTCGATCTTGTGGCCGGGGAAGGCGGAGCCCCACGTCGGGCGCCATTCCTTCTCCTCCTGGGTCTGTCTCGTCGCGATGGCTCCGACTTCCTTGAACGTCCCGTCGCCGTTGAGCCGCGGCCGGACGCCGTTCTCGGCCATCGCAAGGGCGTCGAGGAAGTCCTTGAACCGAGCGACTTCGGGGCCGCGAATCAGCTCTTCCTTGATCTCCAGCTTGATCTTCGGGGAAATCTCGTCGGCGAAGAAGACGGCCCGGTTGCGGAAGCGCGGGCGGAGACGATCAGCCCTCTCATACTTCGACGCCTTGTAGTCCACCGGCATGTAGTTGATGCGGAGGTGGACCCTCTTCCCCTGCTCATCGCTGCGCCGGGCCTCTTCCAGAGATACCGCCTGCGCGAAGTGAGCCATGTGGGCATCTTCGATGAAGATTGGGTAGTTGGGGTAGATTTCTTGAAGCTCGAAAAGAGCGTTGATGAGGTCCAGCGTGTCCCATTCGCGGGCGCCGCGGGCATCTTGAACGTACATCTTCGCGAACTTGTCGTAGGCCGTGACCATGATCGCGGCGTAGCAGCCGTTCGTCTTCGCGTCCGAGTGCTGGTTCGGGTCCACCGTGATCCGACCGTCACGGAGAGCGGGGAAGTTGGCCCGGCTCTTCCACTGGATCTGGTCCTCGTCCACGAAGCCGGTATCGCCGACCGGATCGCACTCGTAATTCGCAGCGAAGAGACGAGGCCCCATGTCGTTCTTGAGCTTCTCCAGCCTTTCGAGCGGGAGCTTCTCCGGGAAGAACGAAGAGCCGTCGTCGTTGTAGCAGCCGCGGACGGTGACGGTCCACCGGGAGTTGTAATCCGCATCCTCCGCCTGGAGCGCGTCCTCGTTTCGAAGGATTCGCCCGCGCACGTCGTCGTCATGCCAAGGCGTCCCGATGAACGTGATCTTCGCGTCGGCGCCGGTCTCAGTCCCGATCAGGGGAAAGATCAGGTTCCAGTGCTCGTGGACCTTCTCCCGCTGGAGCGGCGTCCGCGAGTTTTCCTTATCGTTCATGTCATCGCAGATCGCCTCATCGGCGTGGAGGCCGGTAGAGGCGGCGCGAATCGAGCCGATCCAGAAGTTAGGTTCGGAGATAGCCGCGAGAGGCCCCGCCTGAATCCGCTGGAAGAGGTTGAAGCCGAACTCACCCTTGGAGCCGTCGCCGCCCCTCGTGGCATTCGCCCAGAGGGGTCCGTAGGCTTCGTTGAGCTTCGCGTTGAACCGAAGCTGCCGCTCGATAACGCCCATGTGCTGCTCCATGAGGCGCAGCGTGGACGACACGAGCATGATGCGGTGGTAGGGGTTGTCGTCGAGGTAGATCCGCCGAAGCTGCTTCCAGACGGGGAGCGCACGGGCGCCGATCGACGAGTTATGGGTCAAGATGTCACCGTCGCCAAGGGTGTGCGTCTCGCTTTCGGCGGCTACGGTTTCCATCTCGCCAAGATAACGCACGCTCTTGATCGGCTCGAAACCTACGTCCGAATCGCAAAGCGCGACGAGCCATTCGTCGCCGAGAAACTCCGCGGCGCGTCGAACCTTGTCGCGGGTGGTCGCATAGTTGTTATCTACCCTAATCCCGGCCTCGCGCAACTTAAGCCCCATACCCTCCGGGATTCGCTTGCGCCATTCGGACGGAAACCTGTCGGTCGGCGACGGCCCGTTTAGCGCCGCCTCGGTAAAGATCCCGGCGTGGTCCGTGTATGTGACCGTGTACCACACGTACCCTTCCGGTACGCCGGCCATGCGCCCGTCGAGGTTTTCCAGCTCCGTGAGGAGCGCGTGGAGACCAAACTTTACGAGTAGATGTTGGACATCCCGCGCGAGTCGTCGCGAGATCGACGTGTAGACCACGCCCCCGTTTCGCCCGGCCGCGAGCCCCGCATCGCGGAAAAGGCCCTCCAGATACGCCCGCACAGTCGCCTCGTCGCCCTGCAACACGAAATTGGGCGTGAATTTAGTCGCGCTCTTGGCCCGGAAGAGACCCCAGCCTCTCCAAACGTCCTGCATCCCGTGGATACGCACGCCCGTCCCGTCCGGCATCTTGGCGGAGCTGTAGCCGCACCGTTCCGCGAGCGCGATCAACTCGTCTTGTTCGGCTGGGTCCTGCGCAGCAACCGTCTGAGCCGGGAGATGCGCGTCCGCGAGCATCCATCCGACCAGCCTTGCCAACTCCGGCTGATGTTCGCTACCAAAGACGCCGCGACGAAGCACCGCGACCCATTGACCGGGCGCCAACCCCTCATCGACGCTCTTCCAACCATCCCACGTCCGGAATGGGTGGTTCCCGGTCACGTCGAGCGAGCGTCCCGAGGCCGTCGTGACGCGATACACAGGGGCGACGCCGTTAGGCTCCACCAGCCTACCGCCCTCGCGCGCCTTCATCAATTCAACCTCAACCGGGACGCGCCCCTCCATGTCCTCGTACTCGTCCCGACTTTGGCACTTGTATGTTCCACGTGGAACAATCGTCATCGTGAAGGGCTTGTTCGGCTCCAGCTCGTTAGCGGCGAAACAATCCGTCATCAAACGGTGCGGCTGCTCCCGGAGGTCGAGACCCCAGTAGAACGTGCAGAAATGGAAGAAATCCGAGAGGCCCTTCTCCGCATCTGGACTCAGCCGCCGCCCGTTGATGACTCCCAACCTAGCCCATGCCCCCTGCCGGCGCGTCGGGCATGAAGCCGCCAACGACCACCTGACCGTTGGCGAGCTGCGTTTGGGTGCCGAGAGGCGTCTCCACGGCCCTTAGCCGCGGCGGTCCTTCGATCCTCGGGCCGGTAGGCGCGGGGACGCGGGGGTCCCAATACTGGGGATGATCGTTAGGCGCGGGCGTCGTATTTACGGCCGCATACGGAGTTGGGTTATTAAGCCATGCGCGCATCTCAGGCGAGAACGGCGGGGTCCGCGTCACGGCCTGGGCCGGCTCCCGCACGATGAGGCGCCGCGGAGACGAGACGTACTCACGCTCCGTGTAGGCGTTCCGGTAGCGCGTGAAGACGTGCGTCTCACCGCGAAGCTCGTAGGAGTCGGCTTCGATCTTGATCGGCTTCCCGTTCGCGTCGATTCCCTCGGCCTTTACCTGGGGAGCGAAATACTCCTCCTCGGGCTTCCGGGTACGGCTACCGCGAGGACGCCCGATCTTTTTCTTGGGCGCAGTCTCCTCGCTCATGCCTGCGGCTGGGCCTCCGCCGCCGCCTTCGCCTTCTTCCCAGTACCCTTGGGACGGCCGGGGCCACGCTTCACAGGGGCCGGAGTCGGCTCGCTGCCGTTGGCCTTCGGCTCGGTCGGCTCCTCGGCCTTGAGGTGCGCGAGGGTGGCCTTTGCCTCCTCGATACGCCCCTGGAGGGCGTTGATTTCTCCGAGCGCCTTGTTGCGCGTGTCCTCAAGGCTCGCGATCCGCTTTTCCATAATTTCGATGGTTACGTTCATATCCCTTCCCTTCTAAATAAGTATAAGGTAGGCGATCGTGCCACTGGCGAACGCCGTACCGTCCGTGATTAGGTCTATCTGGGTGATGGCGCCCGTACCCTTGTAGACGCCCACCGTCTCTTGCTTTTGGATTCCGGGGCTTCCGGTCATGACCCCGCCGTCCATCACGACGGTTTTAAAGGCGGTCGTCCCAGCATAACTAACGATGGTGATCTCCGCCTGCGAAAAATAGCTAGCCGTCGCCGTCGCGCCGGGCATCGACATAAGCGCCATGCCGGACGCGGAGGCCGCGGCGGTGGAGGAGCCGATCGTTGTCCCGTTGCCCGTGTCAACAACCGACGACGCATAGTTCCCAGATGTCGCGTCCCCGTTGACCTTGAGGGAGACGGTCTGGGCCGTGGCCGATTTCGTGTCCCTTCCGATGAAGTAAATTTTAAGGACGCGGAAACCGCCGGGGATAGACGAGAACGTGATCGTTGCCGTCCCGCCGCCCGTCTGGGACTGATAAAACCCACCGAGAGTCACGGCCGATGGCGGGAAGGTGGTCGTGATGCCATCCGTCCCGGCCATCGTGATTGAGGCGTTGGCCGTCAGCGTCTTCCCATCCGCCACCGCAAGCGTGCTGCTCGTGGCCGGCGCCGTGATCGCCATTTTGTTGTAGGAGGTCGCCGTGACATTCCCGCCAACGTTGAGGGCGTCCGAGGTGGTCGCCGCGCCAATCCCCACCTTCCCGGTGCTGTCAACCTGCACGCCGGGATAGACGATGCGGTAGTTGCGGGCGCTCCGGGTCGCCGAGCCGCTAACCGTAAGCGTCGTCGTGTTCGTAAACGCCGTGATGAGCCCGGCCGAAACGACGGACGTTCCCCCGTCGTCGAACACGAAGTAGCTTCCGACCATGCCCGACGTGAATGTGGTTCCAATCCCGGTGATAGTCGTACCGGACTGCGAGGCCGTGCCGGTACGGTACTGAGTGGGCGTGATGCCGGTCGGAGTCCAGATGTAGGCGCTTCCGGCAAAGCTAAGACGCATCCGCTCGAACGACGTATCGGTATACCCAGCCGTGTTGAAGATGATGTCGCCGGAGGAGGCGTTGGTCGTCTCCAAGAGGAGGCCGCCCGTCCCGAAGCCCTCCACGTACGTCATCTGCGGGTAATGCGGCTCGCCGAAAGTCCACGAATTAGCCGTGAGCCCGAAGAAGCCAAGCTGGGATACGGTCGAGCCGTCGTACGCCGCCAAGGCTACCTCGGCCTGCGCGGTCGTGCCGGACGTTGACGTGTTCTGGACGATCAGGCCAGCCCCGGAGCTTGTGGCGGAGCGCGAAAACGTCGCCGCGTATGAGGTCTGATCCACGGCGAGGACGTTGGTCGTACCCGTCCCCATTGGGATGTTGTAATTCAGGTAGAAGTTGCCCGTCGTCGCTTCGCGCCCCCACGACCAGCCGTTCCCGCCAGTGATACCGGCGATGCACGCCTGATAGTTGCCGGTCGGACCAGTGAGCCGCATACCCGCGTTGCCAGAGGCGGCCGTGACGGTTATGAGATCCGCAGGTGACGCCGTTCCGATCCCGAGGCTCGTCCCATCAAACACGAACGTCGAAGAGCTGGTCAGCGCAGAGGCGCCGCTCCAGTAGGCGACGCGATTAGCCGAGCCGGTGCCGGTGACCGTTCCCGTGGACGCCGCGGCCCATGTCAGGCCGCCACTACCGTTGTTTGTGAGCACGGTGGACGCGCCGCCCTGCGACGCGGGCCACGTGTAGTCAACGTTGCGGACCCCAAGCACGGCTCCGGCGAGACGCGATGGCTTGGAGCTGGAGCTGTAGACGGCGTAAGTGTCGCCGGAATCCGAGGAGAGGTAGATATCCGGCGTGCTACTCGTCCGCAGCATGACGCGGGAGCCGGTACTCGTCGCCACGTCCAAGAGGGCGTCGTGCGTGCCGGACTTAACCTGTAGCGAAGACCCGCCGCCGACCGAAAGCGAGCTGACGAAATCGGTCACGCTTCCGACGACCTGAAACGAGCCCGGCGTATACACGAGCCCGTTGTCTCCGGTTATCGAGGAGGTTCCGTTCCAGTAGGTGACCTGCCCGCTCGCGCCTGAGCCGGTGACGGCGCCACCGCCACCGCCCCACGATAGATTACCCGACCCGTCACTCGTGAGGGCGCCAATCCCATCCGCCGCGGGCCACGTATACGGGACGCTCCTGATCGTAAACGTGTGCCCGACAGCGTCATAGGCCAGTGTGTCGCCGGTTGCCGAGAGCGTCAGGCTCGTTGAGGCGGGATCGACAAGGACGGAAAACGTCTCGGCACCGCTACCGGCCGTCAAATCCAGGCTCGTTTGACCAGAGGAGGAGGTCACGCTAAACGAAGACGTGCCCTTCGTACCATAGATCTTCGGATTCAGGCCGCCGCTAGCCGCCTGGATCATCACGGAGCCGTCCGCCCCGTACGACGTGCCGCCGACGATCAGGTCCGCGAGGTTGACAAGGATGTCGCCGCTCTTGTAAAGCTCGGGGGAAGCGATCGGCGGGTTGCTCCCGTCACCGATAAGAACTCGGCCGGATGTAAACGATTGGGCCGTGATTACCCCGCCGGAGAGGTAGAGGACGCCCGTCGTCCCGGTAATGGGGGCGGTCAAGCCGACGAGAGACGACGCCGGATAATCCTGCACCCTCTCCTTGATGTCATGGAGGGGAATCCGCACGCTGGCCGGCATCTAGACTCCGGTCTGGTTCGGGTACGTGGTGATGGTGGGGTACTGCGCTCGCTTAATTACCGGCGTTCCGAGGTTCGAAGCCGCGGTGATGTGGGGGATGAGGCTCGTTACCGTCGCTCCCGAGTCAATCGCCGTGATCTTCGTCCGCCAATAGGGGGCGAGCGTCGCCGGGATGATCTTCCCGAGGAAGGTCGTCGCCGGGTCGTCAGTGTCGAGCACCCATCCGGCCCCTTCCGGGGAGACATCGATCCACGAGGCGGAGGGTGGATTCCCGGTCGTGTCGAGCTGGCCGGATGAGCACTCGATCGTGACGGTAGCCGTGACCGAGGTCCCCGCGAGGTAGACCGACATCCCGCACTCGCCGATCGAGCCGGACACGTCGATCGGACGCCCCGCCCCAGTGACGGAGCCGGAGACGGCAGTCCACGGGCCTTCCGTGGAGCCGCCGTGCGAGAAGACGGGTGCGATGGCGGTATTACCCATCAGTTCCAATTCGCCGTGCTCGACACCGCCGCGGCCGGCATCGTGAACGAGCACGTCGCATTCGTAGAGCCGTCGCAGCCCTGGTCCGCCGTCTGGCCCCAAGTGGCGAGGCCACCCGCTCCGTGGGCGAAGAGGACGACGGCCGCGCTGTTCGGGACGCCCGTGTAGTTACAGGTCCCGGCCGAGCACCCAACCTGGGGCACGCCGCCGATCGTCACGTCCACCGTTCCGGGCGTTCCGGTGCCCATGATGACCGAGAGGGTATGGACCGTAGCTGTGGCCGTGGGAGTCACGGTCGGCGTGGCCGTGGGCGTCGATGTCGGCGTGTTCGTCGGCGTATTCGTGACGGTGGGCGTCGGCGTGACGGTCGGGGTGTTCGTCGGGGTATTTGTGTTCGTCCGGGTCGGGGTGTTCGTCGGCGTGACGGTGGGCGTATCGGTCGTGGTCCCGGTGGGCGTGAACGTTGGCGTGACGGACGCGAAAACGACCTGGGTCGTACCCGAGACACCCACGTAGAGCTTCGGTGGAACGGAGGGAGTAGCGCCCACGACGCCGAACGAATACTGCGCCGGGCCGCTCACGGGCTCGTCGTAGTTGTCGCCGGGCTGGGGGGTCGTCGCCGGAGCCCAAGTGCGGATCGGGGCCGGAGGGGCGCCGGGGAGGCCCTTGTAGAGCGTCGAGGTGCCCGTACGAGGGACGGCCACCTGAAACTGCATACGCTCTTCACCCTTCGCGACGGCGGGGCCGTTGGGGACGGTGTAGATCACGTTCGTACACATGCCGTCCGCGAAAAGGGTGCAAGCGAGGCCGCCGGATGTGCTGTCCGCGACCACCCCCGCGACCGTGAAGAGGACGCATCCGATCGAGAGGTAGATCGCGTTTTTCACTTCGGCTCCGTCACAGGTCTTGAAACGGCGTCTTTGCCTTGGCCCGGAGATCGAGCCAAGCGTCGGGCGTTACGGGCGTGTTGTTTTTCGAGTTCTGGATCAGGTGGTCCACGAAGGGGATTCCCTCTGAGGCGACTAGGGTCGCGAGGATTCCCCACGGGCCGGGGATGAGGCTCGTGATGGCCGCGGCCGTCTTCCCGATCTCGTCGGCGTTCACTTGAGATCCCTGAGGACGGAGATGGCTGCCTGAGCGGCCTTGGCGACGATATCGAGGGGGGTTGGCCCCCCCTTCGACGCGAGGTCGACCGCGCTGTCGGCCACGTCCTGAAAAGCCTTGTACGCCTTGATCGCCTTCTCGTACTCGACCGAGGTACATGTACCCGGCCCCTGAGCGCCCTGCGGGACACCGCAATGGAGCTTGTAGCCCCTCACGGCCGCCTGGACGCCCGTCACGGCGTCATCGATCGTGGTATACGCGACACGATCGGGCGGGGCGGTGGAGGAGCAGGACACGATGGGAAGGACGAGGGCGACGGCGAGCACGCCCGTCAAGCAGATCAGGCCCCTTCCCGTGGCCCTGTTCGACAGATCGCCGCCGCCCCCGCGACTCATCAGCGTCCGCCACCCGGCTTGCCGTCCCCAGTCACCGGGACCGCCTTAGCCGCTGCCTCCAGCTCCTTCACGCGCGCTTCGAGGACTCCGACACGGGCCTCGGCGTTCTTCAGGGCGGCGGTCAGCCCCTCGTTCTTCGCGGTGAGATCGACGACCTGAGCCTCGGCCTTCTTCGCGCGGCTCTTGAAGTCGGTCTCGTCCTGCTTGGAGTCGCCGTCGAGCTTGCGCGCGAAGGCGAGAACATCGCTCTGCTGGTCCTCGTGGGCGGCGTAGGTGTAGAGGGAATTGGCATGCTCGCCGAAGCCGGCTCGGATCGCGGGCCAGACATCGCGCTTGCCACCGTCCTTCACGGTGAGTTTCTTGGTGTAGATCGCGAGCGCCGCCGAGTAGTGGTAAATCGGGGCATCGGGGCGGTCGTCCACCGCTATCTTACGCAGCTCGGACATGACCTGCTCCTGAATCGCGGTAACGGCGGGGTCGGGAAGAGGCGGGCCGGGTTTCGGGTCACTCATGGTTATCTCCCCTTTCAACGGGTCGAAGGCGAAACGGAGGTGTCGATCACGGTCCCGAGGAGTAAGATTACCCCCCGAAATGGCGGGACGCAAGGATAAAAACTGGGTCGTCACGCCCCGCCAATGCCGGCGCCGGAGACCCTACAACGTCGAGATGCGCCTCCGCCGTTGCCAAGCGTGCGGCGTCCCGACCGTGACCATCTGGCACGCGGCGCTTGAACGGTTCGTTCCCGTTCTCGCGGTGGACGAGGCGGGGCTTTTCGTTTTCGACATGAATCCGATCTTCGACAAGACGGCCCACCGGCTCCACGAGTTCTGCGCGATGGTGGTCAGGCGGCAGAGGCGGGGACGCTCACCCCGCGGCCAGCTCCGGGCCATGTTGGCGAAAATCGGCCCCCAAGAGACCGCGAGCGGGGGCCAAGAAGAGGAGGGGAGCGAAGAATAGCACTTGACGGGGCAGCCTTCCCGACGTAGCCTTTGTTAGCTCTTGGAGTTTACAAGCCGGAGGTCGGTGCCGTTGAGGGGATTTACCAAGCTCTTCTCGTCCATCACAACCTCGACGATCTGGTGCGAGGACCACGAGACCCGCATCGTCTGGGTCACGCTCCTGGCTCTTTCCGACAAGGAAGGACACGTCTGGGCCTCGATTCCCGGTCTAGCTGATGTGGCTCGCGTCTCGAAAGAGGGCTGTCGGGCCGCGATCAATCGGTTCCTCGCTCCTGATCTCGACTCCCGAACCAAGACCGACGAAGGCAGGCGTCTTCGTGAGGTTGACGGCGGCTGGGAGATAATTAACTACGGCAAATACAGAGAGATGGGTCGCGGCGAGGACCGTCGCGAATACATGAAGGACTACCAGAAAGAGCGTCGAGCTGTAAACAAACGTAAACAATCGTCAACAGGCGTAAACGTTCCGTCATCAAAATCACCTATAGCAGAAGCAGAAGCAGAGATAAAGAGGGAGTCTTCTTCGGCTCCGCCTCAGGCTCCTCTTCGTCTTTTCGCGATGTGGAATTCGATGAGGGGGCCTCTGCCGGAGGCGAAGAGGCTCACGAAGAGTCGGGCCGCCAGGGCCAAGGCCCGCCTCGCGGAATGCCCGGACGGCGCCCGCTGGGCGGAGGCCATCACCCGGCTGGCCGCCTCTCGCTTCGCGTCGGGCGAGAACGATCGCAATTGGGTGGCCGACTTCGATTTCCTGTTGAAGCCTGACTCCATTACGAAGATCGAAGAGGGCAAGTACGACAACCGCGGCGGCCCGAAGGTCCCAACGGCCGCCGAGATAGCCGAGACCGAGCGGCGCAACCGCGAACTTTTCGAGGAGGCTCGTCAGATGGGGAGGCCAAGCAATGCCGATCGGGGGTAAGTTCTATCGCGCACACGCTCACAAATCGCCGGCCGAGATGGCGGAGATGGCCCTGATCGGGACCGTCCTCGTCTCGCAGGAGCTTTTTCAATGGGCGGACGTGGAGCCCGGCCAGATGGCCTCGTCTGCGGGAAAATACGCCTGGACGGCCATGCTCGCGGCGGCCAAGTACGACGGCAGCATCACGCCGGAGAACATAGCCTTCCGCATGGAAGGCATGGGTTGCGTTCACAATTTCGGATACATCGCGGATTGCCTCGACGCCGCCGGCTGTGACCGGGGGGACGTGAAATCCTACGTGCGCGTCCTGCGCGAATCCGCCATCCAAAAAGAGACGGAGGGGGAGTGAGTCTTCTCGACGATCTGATCCGCAAGCGGGCCAAGCTCGACGCCGCGATTCAGGATCTCAAGACGCTGGACGATCCGCCCGGCGGCCTCGTGACCGCCTTCCAAAAGCTCGTCAACGAAGGCACGGCCGTTGACTGGCTCATCGGCGGGTTGATGGTGAAGGGCTCCGTAAACATGCTCGTCGCCGACCCGAAGGTTGGGAAGACGACGCTAGTCGTCCAGCTCGCCCTCGCAATCACGAGCGGGAGCTACGGCATTTTCGGTTTCAATATCTCGGAATGCCTGCCCGTGCTAGTGGTCGAAGCGGAGGGGGCGCGACGAGCTTTTGCGGCCCGGCTCGCGACGACGGCCCGCTCCATGAACGTCGAGATCCCAACAAACGGCTTCATCCAAGCGGACGGGATGACGGATTTTCAGATCGGGAGCCCTGGACTTGAACGCCTGATCGCGGCGTCGAAGGCGGGGCTCGTGGTTCTCGACACCCTAGGCTACTTTCACACGGGGGACGAAAACTCCGCGACAGACTGGAAGAAAAACGTGATGGTGCCGCTCCGAAAGCTCACGGCCAAGTACGGCTGCTCCTTCCTTCTCGTCCATCACCAAACGAAGGAATCGCAGGAACGGAAGGGCTGGCAGAAGGGCCGAGGCACGGCCGCGATGTTCGGAGATTGCGATCTCTGGCTCCGTATGGAAGCCCCGGACGGCACCGCCAAGAGGGTGCTCCACGTTGACGGTAACAAGTACGGCCGCATGGGCTATGAAATTCCGCTCTCGCTCGACACCGTTCGAGCCATCTTTACCTGGGATTAGGAGGGGAAATGAGTGAAGCCGAAGACGCCGCCCTGACGATGGATCTCTACGCGGATAGGGGCACGGCGCCGACGCCGCAAGAGCTGAAACGATGGGCCGAGCTGATGCGGCGGATTGACACGGTGGCCGCGGAGTACGAAGAGCATGAGTGCCTCTGAGACCGACACCGGCCGCGTCCTGAAGACGCTCGCCGCGCACTCTGCGGTGCCCTCCGTGACCTTCCATGCCGCGAATGCGAAAGTAACCGTCGAGAAATTCGCCGAGATTTACCGCTCGCTCGTCCGCGGAGGCCATATTACGAAGTGGGACGAGATTTGGAAGGCCCTCCCGAAAGAAATCCTCCCGCCGAAGCCGAAAACGGGGGAACTCTTTGCGGAGGAGTCACATCACCCCAACGATCGGCAGCGGCGGACGAAAAAAAAGGAGAAGCCCATCAAGGATTTCTCGGAATATCTCCCGGAGAAGCCATGATACCGAGGCGACGCACGCAGCCGTGTATTCTCTGGGCCGAGAGTCTCAACAACCCTGCGTTCTATGTTAGGGTCACGCGCGCCGGATACATCGATATTTGCTTCCCGAACGGCGACGGCATGATGACGGTCCACCAAATCAAGAGGCGGAAGGCGCGCACCCTCGTTCGTCGCCTTAATTCCGCGCTCGCCGACACAAAATGAGATCGCCGGGACTCATCGCTTGCGCCATCATGCTCGCCTGCGTCTTAGCCGTCTGGGGCTACGTCCTGCGCTTCGACCATCCCGAGCTAACGGAGACACAGCTCTTCCTGGCTATGTGGCCGTGGCAATTTTTCGGGGCGTTGGGCGTGCTCGCACTCCTTTATTTCGGATTTCGAGAGAAATAGCCTTGAATTTCCCCCGTCCCGGCCCTATGTTTCGAGCGTGAGGAGCCAATGAAGCGAGCGCGGTTCGTTTACAACTGCCGAGACTGTGGCCGCTCTTTCGATGGCCCAATCTCTTGTCCCTCCGACGCCGCCGACCTTGAATTGGGGCTTAGGGCGGAAGACCGCGACATTGAGACGCATCTTCACGACGGCACTCACGGGGTGATCTCTCCGGGCGCCGGCCGGTATATTGGCGACATCGTTGGGTACTACCTCTACGAAGACGAAGACTCCCCCATCGCGGCGTCCGCAGGCGCCGTACACCGGGAATAACCTCCTGTGCGTGGGCGTGGTGAATTGATGGGCGCCTTCGCGTTTTTCCAATGAAATGCGCCACCTGTACGAGAGACGTAGACGAGGCGCTCTTTATCGACCATAGGTGCCCCTGGTGCTATCGGGAGGCGAGAGCCTTCCGAAAGAAGCCGCGGCGCTCGCTTCTGGAGAGGAGAAAGACCCGATGGAACCGAAAGCTGGAGAGGGCGGGCCTACCACCGATGGAGCCGCCGCCGGAAGCCTTGAAGGGGCGCGAGAAGCCACAGAAGCAGGAAGCGAGGCCCAAGGGGGTGCCACGGAGGCTGGACGGCCCACACTCGATTCTGGCGAAGCCGGGAGGGGGGCTGCCGGAAGACGAGCCACTTTGACGCGCGATCTCAAGGCGGAGGCGCTGGGGAATGCGTGCAAGAGCGAGTGTGACGAGCCTTCGCGCGAGCTTCTCCGCGCCCTAGCGGCCGAGTTGGGGCGGGCGGACGAGCGCGACCGAAACAAACAAGAAATTGAGCGCCTCCGCGCCGAGAACGAGGCGCTAAGGGGGCGAATTCATCCGTGGTACGGGCCGTGCGATGCCTTTTGCGACGACGGCGCATGTGCCGAATGCGAACGTGTTGCCGCCCTGCCGGTAGCGATCTACCGCTCCTACCTCTCCGCCGTCCTCGACGGCGCCCCCGCGCCCGAGCGTCGGTACTTTGGGCAGGCGGGGCATTGCCACGACATCGACGGTAACTTGTGGCACGGCGTCGGTGAATGCAAAGCGCCTCACACCTCGCCGTGCTGTGGCTACGAGGGCGGAGCGGACCCGCTGGTGACGCGGGTCGCGGAGATGCGGGCGGCGCTGGAGCCGTTCGCGAAAAAGTTTGGACAGATAGTCGGACCGACAGACGGCGACGGGCTGATGGTGGCATTTATGTTCCCTGTGGACGATTTCCGCCGTGCCACCCGCGCGCTGGGGGCGAGCCGATGAGCCGCGTGCCGTGGGGGAAGCGACGGGACGCGATGATCGAACAGGACGCGGATGACATCGCAACGCGAGAGGCGCACGAGGCGTGCCTGGCCGTCGCGACCGATCTCCGAAACCACGATCGCGAGCGGATGACCGCGGCGCGGCTCGCCGACGTGATTCAACGGCTGGCGGCAGCTAGGCGCGCGAAGAGAGGAGCGTAGGGGGATGAGCTATCCGAGTTATGACCGCACGTTTGCGCAGTATCAGGAGCGGGCCGCACGCACGGGCGGAAGTGATCTGTTGCCGGCAAACCGCGACAAGGGGCTCAACTGCGCGGCGCTCGGCCTGTGCGGCGAGTCGGGTGAGTTCGCGGATCTCGTCAAGAAGATTCAGCATCACCGGCACGAGTTGAACGCGGAGCGCACGGAGAAGCTAAAGAAGGAGCTTGGCGACGTGCTTTGGTACGTCGCGCACGCCTGCAACGTGATGGGCTGGGAGATGAGCGACGTGGCCGACATGAACATCGCGAAGCTCGTCGCCCGGTATCCGCAAGGCTTCACGACGGCCGATAGTCTCGCGAAGGCGGATGAGGCTTCCCGATGAGCGAGAGCGTGACGCCCGAGGAGATCGCGGAACTAGAGAGACGGATTACCGGGCGCGGCTGTAATTGCGTGCCACCCAAAGAGGCCGGCACGGCGCACGGCTACACCTGTCGCGACCACGCAATCCTAAAGCGCCTCCTCGACACGATCGAGCAGGAGCGCGAGAGGGCGCGGCGGCTGGAGGAGGCGCTGAGGGAGACGCGGGAGGCGTACGCCTATGTAGCGCGATGGGGACCGTTCGGTCCGTCGAGAGAGCAAAGATTAGCCAAGATCGACGCCGCCCTTGCCGAAGCGAAGGGCGAGGAGGGGAAGACTGATGGCGGGATGTAACTGCACCTTCCGTAGCGTGACCATTGCGGCTGATTGCGCGTGCTCTTGTCACAAGAGCGGTAGGCCAAAGCGTCCCGCGCCTGAGCCCGCCAAGCCCGTGCTCGACCCCGCGACGCTGCGGTGGGCGGCGGAGCGGGTGCGTATCTACTGGCGCTACGGGGCGGAATCATGCGCCGAGCGGATCGAGAAGGGGCTCTTGAGGTGAAGACTAAAAACCTGGAAGCGATGCGGGACCGTATGGCCGGTGTTGGGATGTTCGGCCCTACCCATGACGCCCTCTCCGAGCTAATCGAGCTGCGGAAGGCGTTAAGGGCGGAGAGGCTAAAGGCCCTAGCCGGAGGGCCAACCTTTGACGAGGCCGAGGTTGTTGCCCGTCACGCCGCTAGGATCGCCGCCGAGGACGAGGAGGAGCCGTGATAACAAGAAGAGGTATCTTCCGGGGGCTTCTCGGCGCCTTGGCGATGCCCCTCGTCCCGAAGGGGCTGATCCCCGTCGAGGACATGGCGGCCCTGGTGACCGGCGCCCCGGTCGATTTCGACTCCCTCTGGACCGCAACGATGGCGGCGTATCAGGAGCCGCTTGCGAAGGTCTGGCTCCAGGAGAGGCCCACCCTTCGGATCTTGATGGATAGGGAGAAGCCGTGATTTGTCGGAGTTGCCCAAGGGACATGCCCGAGGAGACGATGACCGATGGACGGTGCTACGCCTGCGTGAAGGAAGCCAAGAGCCTCTTCATAACGAAGATGTTTCATGACGTGAAGAGCCGCCGGAACGCCTACGTCCGCGCCGGGAAGGCTCCTCGTGGGGCGGACGGTAGACTCCTCCCAACGAAATCTTCGCCGAAGCCTTGACTTTTGCCTTCGCAGGACCACATGTTGTCCGGTATCGCTCGCGTGCCTGCGGTTCCTAGGCGGCCAGAAGGCCGCTCTTCGGCTCTCCTAGCCTACGGGTCGAGCCTCAGAGGCTCCCCTGGTGGTCATACCCTGGTAAGTACTCCCCCCGTTCTCCTTGCACCGTCTCCCCTTGGGGGGCAGACCCGGCTACCGGGGTAGGGTCTGACTAAGTAGGACTGAGCTAAGTCACTGAGCCGAGAGGACTTCAACCCTGCTTAGGGGCTGTGTTCCACGTGGAACACTCCTGCACCTCTAAGGCTAATACCGTCCTCTCTGCCTCCCCCTGGCCCCATCATCTCCCCCGCTACGGGTTGTTGTCAAAAGAACAACGCCTAGGCTAGCTTGGCGTCGCGTTGTCTTTTCGACAACGAGCTAGCCCACGAGCTGGCGCTCACGCTCATGTCGGCGCGCCGACATCTTAGCCAAGTAGCACTACTACCACATGTTAGTCGGAGCCATGTTTCACGCTTTTCTTCTCTCCTACCCTTGACTCCTCACCGTTAGGACCCTATCTTGTATCCGTGAACAGCGAAAGGGGAACGAACATGCTAACGACGGTAACTCTCTCGGCAATCGAGGACGAAGTTACGAGTCTCGAATCCCGGCTTGCCGTGCTCTATTCAGAGCTTCGCGGTTACGAGACGGCGCGATGGGAGGCGCATTCCGAACTTCGCGACTACGCGGGAACGCTCCGCCTCAACGTCAACGCTCTGACCGCTCAGGCGCAAATGCTCGCGGCGCAGCTTGAGCGTGTCTTCTCCTTCGGTCCGCATTCCTAGACGCTGCATCGGTCCTCCCACCGGGAGGACGCTCGGAACGCCTAACGGCTTCCCCTGGTCCTCGCGATCACGGCTCTCTTTGAAAACTTAGCGGTCAATCGGGGCGTTCGGCTCCATGCGTCGCTGATCCCTCCCGCTCCTAGCAAGAGCGCAGAGCACGCGGCGTAGTCGGGCAAGCTAGCGTCAATCGTCACAAAAGACCGCAAGCGAATGAGCGTGTGACAGGCGCTCCCTCGCGATAAGAGCCGTCAAGGCGACTCTTACCGGGAGGATAAGCATATGTTTTTCACGACTCGCGCGGCCGCCCTTCTGTCTCTCCTCGAATTTGCGCCGTGGATGCGCGCGAAACATCGCATCGTGCGAACGACGCGGCAACGTTGGGATTATGACAAGATGGATTTCGGCCCGGTTGAGCATGGCTGGACGCGCGTTATGGTCGATTAACTTGCATTCCGGGGGAGCCTAGCTCCCCCTCGCGATGAGAGCCGGGGAACCGGCTCCGATCGGGAGGAAACGAAACATGCTGATCTCAGAGGAATTCACCAACGAGACGGAAGGCTATCGGTTCGGCGATTCGCCCCCGTGCGAAGCCTTCACCGATGATATCGGCCGGCTCTTCCGCTTCTGCCAAAAGGAATTCGGCGCGTGCAAGTCCGCCGTCTACGTGGACACGCCGAACGGCAAGCCGAAGCGCGTGGGATGGTATTTCGAGAAGCGCATGGAGTACGAAGGCGCGCGCCCGAGCTGGCCAAAAGCGAAGCGTTTCTACGTGCGTGGCGCGTGAATCACGCTTCATGAGCGCAAGCCCGAGACGGTGACGACGGAATTCTTGGCTGATCTTGACGCCTAGACTTGCAATTCCCCACCGCTAGGAACTAGATTAGGGAAAGGAGAGAACGAAAATGACGTGGACCGATCTTTCTGTCCGGGAGGCGCGCAAGCTCGCCAAGGCCGAAGGCGTCAAACTCCCGCGCGTAGGGTATGAGGTGAGCCTAGGTGACGGCCGCTGGATCGCCTCTACGGGTCATTTCCAATTCGGTTGGATCGGACGCGCCCCGAAGGCGCCGTTTGTCCTGCGAGACGAGCGTCAAGAGCGGAGCGTCACAAGGCGAAACGATATCGCCGCGAGGGGCTACTAAAATGCACTACAGATTGCAACCGGAGACGTCGGCCGAGCTGGAAAAGGTCCCTCCAGGGACGGTAGCGAGCTCGGCGGCGCGTCTCGGCGCCTTGCAAGGCGAGCCGCTCCTCTACGCAATGGACGGCATGCTCCGCTATGCGAAAGCGTACCGCGCACGTTTCGACGGGTCCGCGCTGGCGGACGATGGTGTCTTGGGTGACGAATGGCTCGCGGCGGCGAAGGGTATCCGCGGCCTTTGCAACGGAGACGGCGCAGTAGCGATGGAGCTGGGCCGCACGACCGACTCGAAAGATAACGGCATGATCGAGGCCATCTTCTGGCATGCAATCGCCGCGGCGGGATTCTCGGACGCGGACGTTTGAAGGGGTGAACATGAAAACAGGAACCGCTGAGTCCTATCGCGTCGTCCGCCTCTACCGCGACGGCGGACGTAAACAGGTGCTCGCCCGTCGTCTCACGCTGGAAGAGGCGCAGGCGTGGTGCTCCGATCCGAACGGATCATCTTCAACGTGCTGGAAAACCACGCCGATGCAGCGCACGAAGCGCCGCGGACCGTGGCTTGAGGCGTTTGAGAGGGAGTGACATGGAAGAAACACCAATGGTCCGTTGCGAGCCATGTCTAGGCATGGGATACAAGGGGCGTATGCGCCAGACAGCCAGGGGCGAAGCGTGGAAGCTGGAAACGTGTCGCGCCTGCGGCGGGACTGGTCAGCGCATCGCCCCAAGGCGGAGCCGCAAGTGAGCCGCTGCCCCATCCACGACCGAGAGAAGGAATGCCCCTCCTGCCGTGCCGGGGAAATGGCCCGAGCGGGAGCCAAAACCCTAACGCCCGAGGAGCGGAGAGCCAAGTCCGCCCACGCTAACCGCGTCCGATGGGATCGGACGAAGAAAGGAAAAGAGGCGAAGTGAGAGAGCCGCGCTATCCTCTTCGCGTTCCGCTGCACAGCATTCCGGGCGGTCGGCCGCGCTATCGCGGCGGCTGCTTTCGATGCGGCATTCAATTCATGGGTGATCACGATACGGTCGTGATTCTGAAAGACGCCGGCCCGCACTTCTGCGAACGGTGCGGGGATCGCGAGATCAAGGCAACGGCGCCCCGTGCGGCATAGATGGCTCTACACGTACGGACCAGACAACGTAGCCATCCGCGCTAGGTGCGTGCGATGCCGCACCGGCTGGCGGGTCGCGGGTCGCGAACTGCTATGGGTTGACGCGACGGACCACCCGATGCCACCGCTCGCGAAATGTCCCGCCGCTCGCGAAATGTCCCGCCGACGCCCTTGTAAATCACAAACCCAACCCCTAGATTATCCCCACGGTAAGGAGGAACACATGGACTTGAACGCTCGGAAGCTCGATGAGCTTTTCTCTCGCGCCATCCACGCGGCGGGAGACAACCCGAACGCGCTGGGCTTCATGCAGCGCATTCCCGATTCGATCTACTACAGGCAGCCGCCGCGTGGCTGGCCGCAGCGGCAGGACGACACGCCCACGTACAGTGAGCTAAAAAAGGCGGAGTCTGAGCTTCTACTCGCAATCCGCACGGGGAGATGGCTGTAGGTGGAGCCCTACGGCATCGTGGACCACGGGGAGCCGTGCGGACTCTGTCACACGACCGCGCCCCGTCCAATGGACGGCGGAGCGCACGCTGATTGTCTGACCGGCATGATGAGCGGTGAGCATTTTACCGATGGGCGGCCGTGCTGGTGCCAGCCCGACGCAGAGAGCACGCCAGAATATGAAATCTTCGTTCACAGACGCAACCAATAAAGGAGGCCAAGTGATGGACACGGCAAGAGAGGCCGAGGACGAGCTGAGGCTCAACGCGCGGCACAGTCTTTTCGTGGAGGGTCACGGCCGCGCGCACCTGGATTCAGACGGGCGTGTGGACGAGGAAGAACTTCACGCCTGCCCGTACTGCAAGAGCCTCCCGGCTCTCCGCGAATCCCACGCGGAACTGCTGGCCGTTGCCAAGCGCGCGGCCGTCCTGCTCCCGCTGGCGCAGATTACGATCGGTGACGTGCTGCGGGAGGGCGACGCGGCAATCGCCGCCGCTGGGATCAACCCGTGGTGCGTAAACGAGGGCCGCGCTTCGGGTCACGAGGTGCTGTATTTCGATTTCCTCGCCCCCGCCATCGAAAAGGCCGAGAAGCTGTGACCCCCGCCGAGACGGCGCTTCTCGCTTCCGCAACGCTCCAGACGCGCCGATGGGGCTATCTCCTGAGAGACGTGAAGGGTATCCGAGAGATCAAAGACAGGCTCAACCTCCAGAGGCGCCCCGAGCCTCAGAGGAAGCCGGAAAAGAGGAACCGATGAAGACGGACGACCCGACACGCGTGACGCTGATTTGCAGATGCGGGGCCGACTACGCCGAAGGGTACGGCGCGACGATCGAAGAAGCGGACGCGAACGTTAGGAAGTTTTGGCGGAACGGAGGACATCGGAAGCGTGACGTGACGGAGCGATGCCTCGAATGGGCCGTTCCTGTCGACGGCGGCGGATCGCGTTACGAAGAGGTCGCCCGCGCCGAGGCCGGAGCGAAGCCATGAGCGCACACACGCCGGGGCCGTGGCTTATCGACCCTCGGGCCGACACGCACGTCACGACGATGGCGGGCCGCGGGATTTGCTCGGCCGGTGGCTATCAGACGAACGGGATACCTCCGGACATTCTTAACGCAGAGCACGCCGCCAACGCCCGCCTCATCGCCGCCGCGCCCGAGCTGCTCACGCTCGCCGAATGCGTGGCGGAACACTTCGACGGAACCGACTCACCGCTGGGCAGGGCTGCCCGCGCCGTCGTCGCGATGGCAAGGGGTGGCGAATGAGCGAAGACCAGCTCACGCATGGCCCGTTTTGCCCCTGCTCACGTTGCTTCGATCAGCCGTTCCCCGATGACGTGGACAGGGAACGCATGGAGCTGGACCCCTGGACCGAGAAGGATATCCGGGAGTTTTGGGAAACGGAGACGAGGAAGCCATGAAGCAGACGAACGTCTTGGGCTTGGAGGCCCCGCTCGTCCACGCGATCGCAGCGGTGCGGCGCCGATACGAAGAGAGCCACGGGGAGAAGAGCGATATCAGCCTGACCACGCTCATCGGGCCGCCGCTGATCTCCGAGCTGAAACGGCGCCACGATGACGAGCTGACCGAGGACGCGAGCGACGTGATTTACGCGCTCTTTGGCTCCCTCGCGCACGAGATTCTGAGGGGCGTGGCAGACGGGATGGAGGGTTATCTCGTCGAGAAACGCCTCTACGCCAACGTTCGCGGCTGGAAACTCTCCGGCGCCCTCGATATCGCGTACTACAGACATCAAGACGCCGGCTATCGGCTCGACGACTGGAAAGTCGTGAGCGTGTGGGAGGCGCTCAACGGCCCGAAGCCAGACAAGACGGCGCAATTAAATTGCCTCGCGGAATTCATGCGGCGAAACGGCTACGGCCCGGTCAATTCGCTCCGCCTCGTCTATCTCTTCCGGGACTGGTCGAAACGGAAGGCCCAGCGGGGGGAACATCCGCCGACTCAGGTGCAAATGGTAGACGTGCCGACATGGACGAGCGAAGAGACGAACGCCTACCTCGACGCGAGGGTCAGGCTCCATCAAGAGGCGCGGGCGCTCAGGGACGACGCGATCCCCCTCTGTACCCCATCGGAACGCTGGGAGGCTGAGCCCGCCTACGCCGTGATGAAGACGGGACGGAAGAGCGCGCTCCGGCTCCTCCCAACTCTCGACGAGGCGGAGTCGTGGAAGGCGAAGAACGGCGGAACACATATCGACGTGCGGCCCGGTGAGCCCACGCGCTGTCTGTCCTTCTGCGCCGCTGCCCCCGTCTGTCGCTTCGGCAAGGAATTACTCAAGCCGAAGGACGAATTACTCGAAAACCTCAAAGCCTCCCTTGAAATTCAAGGGACTGCCCTAAATTCTCCAAAGAGCGAGGAACATTATTATGACAAGGTTTTCAATCGAGGAACCGCCCCTTGAGGGCGAAGAGCCAGAGGGGGACAACGAGATGCCCGAGCCCCCGGACATGGGAGACGACCCTCCCGTGGAGGCTTACGAGGAGCGCGGAATCAGCGTCATCCCGAAGAGGGCCGAGGATGCGCCCATCGCCTCTGTGATGGAGCGGTCGGCGAGTTTCGACACCGGCTATCAGCAAGTGCCGGGCGTCCTCGTGCTGACCGACGAGCAGCAGAAGATCCTGAGGGCACCAATCCCCGATGCCGACATCGACGTGAAGCCCTCGGGCGAGTTGTTCATGAGCCAGACGCGGTATCGCCGGATCTTCTCCGATGCCTTCGGGGTCGGCGCGTGGGGCCTCCGTCCGGTCGGACCGCCGACCCGTGAGCAGGAACCGACGCCCCACGTCTCGCAGGAGTGGGCGCTCTTCGTCACGGGCCGCTTCGTCTCGCAGGCGTGGGGAGAGCAGGATTTCGTCATGGGGACGAACCAGCTCACGTACGCGACGGCCCTGGAGGGCGCCAAGAGCACGGCCCTTACTCGCTGCGCGAAGGATCTCAACATCGCCTCCGAGCTGTGGGATCGGCACTACACGGAGAAGTGGAAGGCCGAGAACTGCGTACAGGTCTGGGTCGAGGGGAAGAAGACGCCCCAGTGGCGCCGGAAGGACGCCCCGCCGTTCTACAAGGAGACCGGCTTCGTGAATGCCCCCGCATCTGCGTCAGGATCGCCCAGGACGGCCCCGCAGGCTCAGACGCAGGCAAGGGCGCCCGAGAAGGCTCCGGCGCCTCCTGGGGGCGGCATACGCATCGCGGAGGTCATCCCGAAGACGTTCACGAAAAGGGACGGCTCGGAAGGCCGCTCCTGGGTCGTCCTCGACTCCAACGGGGTCAAGTACGAGACGGTGCTCCCCTCGCTCGGAAAGGCGGCCGGCGACGCTTGCTCTTCCGGGGCCGCGGTCAGGATCGAGTCGGAGCCCAACGGCAACTACCCGCGGAAGCTCCAGCGCGTGGAGGTGATCTCGTGAAGATGGACACCGCGGCGTTTCCTTTTACCTGTATCGTTGATGACCATGGCGAGCCGCAGACATTTTTCCAACCCGGCATGACGCTCCGCGACTACTTCGCTGCGCACGCGCTCACTGGAATCCTCGCCACATGCGTATACGACATGTCCCCTGGGAGCGCGGGGCCGAGGTCCGTCGCAGCGTCGGCGTACGCCTTCGCCGACGCGATGCTGGCCGAGCGGGAGAAGCCATGAAGCTCTTCCGCCGCAAGCCCAAGCTCCGTCTCTTCTACCCTTGGCGCCTATCGAGGGGCCAGTGATGAGTGGAATTAACCTATACCATGCCTGTCGCTCGGGGCTGCCGCGTTGGCAATGCATGGACCCCAACACAAGATTCGATGCGTTCTGTATCCCAGAGCCCAACTCGGGCTGCTGGCTGTGGCTAGGGGCCACGACCAGGGGGTATGCAGTTTTTCGCCTGCCTGGCGCCAACGGCAAACTGATACGCGGCTCGCGCTTCTCTTATATTAGGCATAAGGGCGAAATCCCACCGGGATACGAGATAGACCATCTCTGTCGCAACACGGCCTGTGTTAATCCCGCTCACCTGGAAGCGGTGACGCCGAGAGAAAATAATATGCGGAGCATGTCGCCCTCCGCGGTTGCCGCTAGACGCGCTACTTGTGCGGCTGGGCATCCTTACGAGGGCCTACATAAGAGTGGCGGCGAGCGGAAATGCCGGCCATGCACAAAGAAATGGAATCACACCACATACACTAGAAGGGTAGCCCGTGCGCGTCACTAGGTTCGCGGTCGCGCTGGATGTACCCCGCACCACGACTCAACGTCGCAGGTTTGACCTTGCGCTGAGAAGTGCTGCGAACAACGTCCTTGGCGAGCGGAAACTCCAGGGGACCGTCTGGCTGGGGTATACGTGGCACACGAAGTCGGCACATCCCTTCCTCTCGCCGTGGCTCGTATGGTCCATAATTTGGAATTCGCTGACCGGCCCGGATTGCGCATTTAGCGCGATACCCCAGCTCGGAGAGAGCTATCTTTTGGAGGGTGAGAAATGGCTGGAGGTAACCCTGACCGAGAGGATGCCGTCCGAAGCCCCGTACGAAGCGTCCACTTCTACGCCGGCCGGTCGAGCCTCGTCGATATCACATGGGCGTCGCCGAAACGAACGTCCGTCAACATCCAAGGCCCCGCGGCCGAAAAGCTCCGGGAGAGGCTGACCGCCCTCGTGGCGGAGATAATCAAGGAGGAGAAACCCAAGTGATCCCCGCCTCGGAATACCGCAAGCTGATGGGCGGCGCGAAGAAGCCTAACAAGCATCGTGCTAAGCCGGTCGTTTACAAGGGGATACGCTTCGCCTCGGGACGGGAATGCGAGCGGTATAAGGAGCTGGAGCTTCTCGAAAAGGCGAAGAGTATACGTTCCCTCAAGACTCAGGTTGGGTTTCCGCTGATCGTCAACGAAATCCTCATCGCCATGTACGTTGCCGATTTCACATATTTCGAGCTTCGGGGCGATGACAAATACCGAGCGCCGGTCTACGTTGTCGAGGATTCGAAATCTCCCCACCTCCGCAAGCACCCGGTATTTCGCATAAAACAAAAGCTGATGCGCGCCCTGCGTGGCATCGAGATAAGGCTAACGTAATGGAAGTAAAAGAGTGGATCGCCTACGCGGACCACGAGAAATACCCAGATTGCGGCGTCGGCGGCATGGGTGGCATCGCCCAGCCGTTGAGCTGGGCCGAGTATACGGACGCGTACTCACCGCTAGGGCTTGAATACCTAGAGGCCCTCCGCGCCGCCCTATCGAAGCGCGGAAGGCTCACGGGGGACGAGCACCAAAACGCGGACGATGGGGTGCCGCTCTTCTCTGACGGTACCGTCGCCACGTACTCCTTCCGAGGTTGGGGCGATCTTCTCGCCGCCATTTACAACGAGAAGCTGGGCGAGAAAAAGTACACGTACATGGACTTCTACTATTACGGCTGGCCCGAAGAGCTGACGTAGAATGAAGAGAAAGCCGCCCACGCCTAACCCGAAAACCTCCTCCCGCCAAGCCAAGCCTCAGAAACCCTCCAAGACTCCCACCAAACCGGGCGGCACTCTCTCTTTTTGAAAGGAAGAGGATGAGACTCAAGAAAGAGGTAGTCGTAACGGACGTGGCCCCGGCCATCTGGTACGCCCTGGGGCGTATCGACGAGATTCACATGAACCTCTTCAGGGCGGGATGCATCGTCACGTCTCTGAGGGACGGCATCCACAATCCAGGGAGCCTCCATCCAAAGGGGCTCGCCGTGGACATTCGGACTTCCGATCTCCTCGGCATGGACCGCCAGGAGTTCGCTTCGGCCGTCTCCGCCGCCCTAGGGCCCCTCGGCTATGATGTCGTGCTAGAGGGGCTAAATGCCACCGCTGCAACAACTTCTGTGCATCTACACTGCGAGTTTGATCCGAAGGGCGCCGAGACGTTTATCCCGAGGCTCTCGTGAGCGAGCAGCACACGCCGGGACCGTGGATCTGGGACCGCCACCATCAACTCGAAGGCGAGAGCGAATCCCTCCGGCCGGCGCTGCCCTCGCGAAATCTCGTGCTCACTTGGTCTCGCGCGCGCAACGCCGAGGGTGTCGAGTACACGTACATACTCGTTGGGCCGGCCGACAAGCCGCTCATCGCCGCTGCGCCCGATCTCCTCCGCGAATTGGAGGGTGCGCTCGAAACTCTCGACACGCTCGACGTAGGCCGCGACGAAGGCGAGGGTGACCCCTTCGCCTCGATCCGCGCCGCCATCGCGAAGGCTCAGGGGCGGACGTGAGCGCCGGCCGCCGCCCCTGGTGCGTCATGCTCTGGCGCGCTGGCGATTACGTCTCCGTCCTCTCGCGCCACCGCACGGAGCGCGCCGCCGCCGCTATCGCGAAGGCTAGGGGCTCCGGTGCTTAGACCCGCTCTCCGCTTGGAGTTTCTTCATGTCGGCGATCATGCCGAGGAAGAAGTAGCCCATCGCGACGTTGACGCAGATCACGAATAGGCCCTTGAGGGCCGGAGGCGCCGCTTTCATCCAGCTCTCCCAGATGTCGGGAACGTCCCGAGCTGCATAGAGAGCCACGCAGATAGCCGCCCCGGCCCTGTTTCTCGACCCGAGGCGACGCATCCGAGCGAAGAAGACGCCGGACAGGACGATGACGGTAGCAACAGCGAGGATGGAGCCGGGGCGGATGATGTACTGCCAGAATGCCTCTACCCCTTCGATACCCGCCACGGGGCCTCCGCGAGTAGCTGCGTAAGGGTCGCGGCCAGCCCCTCGATTCTCGCGAGGCGTTCCCCGTGGCCCTCTACAGACTTTTTGATCGCCTCAACCTCGGCCACGATCGCCTTGGAGGACTCCTTCTGGGCGCTGTTGTCCGTGATGACCTTGAGGTCGAAGGTCTTCCAGAGGGCTATCGCCAAGGGGATGCCGGCGATTAGCCCCCCGGTGATGGCTCGACCGTCCACGAGCCACGAGCCATTCGCGGCGCCCCCTTGCGCTTGCGCCAGCACTCCGACCGTGGCCCCTAGAAAGAAGCCGCAAGCGAGCCACAGGAGCCGCCTCGTCTGCCTCAAGAGCCACCCTCGTACACGCATCCACCCCTAGGACAGTTGAACCGCACCCTATTGACCCCCCGTTCCATCCAAATTGGAAGCAGAACCAGGGCCAGTGCCGGTGGTCTTGTTTGCGACGACCTGGATCGAGTCCGTCAGCGTCTTCTCTTCGAGGAAGTCGAAGCCAAACCAAGAGAGCTTCCCGGCGAGCCAACGGCCGACGCCTTTCGTCAGGATCGAGAACGGCCCCAGCGCCATGATCAGGCCGGACACCCAACGGGGCGGGATGCCGCGGTCAGCGGGGTAGGCCCCCTTGAGAAGATTCCGAATGAACGTCGCGACGAGAACGCCGATCGAGGCGTAGACGAGCCAAGGGTTGTCCCCGAAGAAATGGATGATCCGGGTGGCGAGGTCCCATCCGTCCTTCGCCTTCTGCATCGCCACGTCGAGGCTAGGGTCTGCCCCCGGCGGCGTCACCTACGGCTCCAGGGGAACGTGTGGTAGCCCCCGTAACCGAATCCCCAGCCGAAGAGCATGATGATGCAGATGATGAGGATCACGAGCCGGATCTGGGGCGGCAGCGGCTCGAACTGATCGAGAAGGAGCTTGAGAAGCCAGACGATCAGGATCGCGATCAGGAGAAAAACAACAACGTCCACATAGCCTCCTTACGGCAAGATCCGGTTGAGCCCATTCGAGAGGACGATAGCCAAGGCCCAGAGAACGACCGAGACGACGGCGAAGGCGAGACACCCCATGCCGGCCCGCAAGAGGCTCCGCTTCTGCTCGGGGTACTCACTGTGGAGCGGCATCGGCGGCCTCAAGGTAAGACTGGACATGGGGGCCGGCTTGGGTGAGAGCGAAGGCCCTCTCGGCGAGCTTGGCGGCGAGGGCGCCCTTCCCGTCCACCACGGCCTTGATCCCGTTCTTGACGAGCCTCATCGCGACGGGATGGTTAAGGGCGCGCTCCAACGTCCACGCCGCGGCCTCTTGCACGGGCTTGAGCGCCACGTTTGCGATAGCGCCTCGGATCGTGGTCTTGCGAAGGGCCGTCTCCATGAGATCGAGCCCGACGTTGTATTCCCGCTGGGTTTTGAGGAGCGCGTTCGCGTCGCTGAGGAGGCCCTTCGCGGCGTCGCCGCCGACCGCTCCGAGCGCATCGCGGAGCTTCCGATCGACGGAGCCCGCGAGCCCTTTGAAGATTTGACGCTCCTCCGCGGAGAGAGTTGGCTCCTTCCACGCGAATTGGGCGAGGTCCCCCTTCATGCGGATAAGGGCCGAAAGCGGCTGGTCTTTCCCTACGCCCCCGCCAGAAAGCTCAAGGGCGTTCTGGATGTCGCCCATGACTTCGGCGGCCTTGGGGCTCATACCGGCAAACCGCTGGCCGATCTTGCCAACGCCCTTCGGGATCGTCATCAGCTTGTCGTAGGCGTCGCTCAATTCGGTGCCGAGGTTTACCTTCGGGTCCCCGGCGTCCTTCGCGAGCGTGTAGAGCTTTTCCCGCGTCTGGGCGAACTGCTGCTCAAGGATGTTGGCCCCGGCCTCCGTCTTCGCCGCGGCCCTCTGGATAAGCTTCGGGACGAGCTGTTTTGAGAAGCCGCTGATCGCCCTGCCGCCCCCTTCGCCGGCCACACCGAGCACGGCATCGAGGGAGAGCGTCTTCGCGATCTCCTTCCCGGTCATCGGGATGTCATTCGACCCGAAAGCGCCCTTCGTTGTCTCGCGGAGGAGGCCCCCCGTAGCGCCAGCCGCGCCGGCCATAGCTAGGCCGCCAGCGAGAGACGCGCCGCCCGTGAGAGGCGCAGCTATCCCGAGGGGGACGGCTGCTGCCACCTGGCCGGCGAACTCTCCCTTCGCGTTGCTCATGTCCTGGGCGTAGTTGGCTGCCCCTGTCTGTGTTTGGAGGTCGGCGAGCCGCTGTCGAGAGCGCCGCTGGAAATCCGTCTGGCCTGTGGGTTTCGTGGGCGCCGACTGGGCCGCGGGCGCCCCGGTGATGTGGGCGATCTGGGCCTGAATGTCGGCTTCGGACGCACCTTCCGGCGGCGTGAGCGCGTACGTGGTTCCATCGGGCGCCGTGATGCGATAGCTCGGCATCTACTTCACGACTTCGATCTTCCAGCCCTGTGGAACGGCAATAGGCGCAGCCTTCTGGGGCGCGAGCCGCGGGCCGAGCGCGTTTCCGTACGTGTTCCAGTCCACGTTGTAGGTGGAAACGATGGCCTTACGCTCCTGATCGAGATAATCCCGCCACTTCTCCAAGATCGCGCGGTTCTGCTCCGGCGTGTTCTGGATTCCCTCGGACAGCTTCTCAAAAAACGGCCGCTCCTGCGGACCAAAACCCCTTGCGCCGGCCCCAGTGGATTTGATTGCGTTGGCCGTCTGTAGTTTGAGCTGGGTGATGACGCCCTGATCCTCGGGGCGACGGTACGGATTCGCCTGGGCGATTCTCCCCATGATCGGCCCCATGTTCTTCGTGAGGTCCGGGTTGGCGAGAACCTTCTCGACTTCGTTAAGCGCGTTGTCGGCCGCCGTCAGCTCCTTAAGCTGGCCCTGGACCGTCTGCGGGAGCTTGGCGTCCTTCGCCGCGGTCTTGGCCTCGGAGGCGGCGAGCCGTTTGTCGAGGTCCGCCGCTTGGGCCGCAAGACGCTTCGCGAGGATCGCGTCCTGCTGGGCGAAGGTTCTCGCCTGAGAATCCGCAGCGAGCGTAGCCTTGAAGATGTCCCGGCCGAGCTGCTCTTTCGCCGCTTTGTCCTTGATCGCGCCGAAACGCTCCACGGCGCCCTGTAGCTGGGCCTGATACGCCGGGGCGTTCTCGGGAGAGAGGAGTCCGCTCTGGACGAGGCTCGCTGTAGCCGTCTGCGGATCAAGCTCTCCCTTTGCCGCGGCGGTCAGGTGTTCGCCCTGCACCCTTAGGAAGTCCTTGACGGGCGCCTCTTTCGCGATGCGGCTCTCACGGGCCAGCTCGACGGCGGAATGAGACTGCTCCCGAGCGTCCTGGCGAATCGCGAGCGTCTGCTGGAGCTGCTGGTTCTGGAGTTGGGCGAGCGTCTGGGCGATGCCCATCTGCTGCCCCTGGAGCTGCTGGACGGTGGGGTTGAGCTGCTGGGCGGTGAGACCGAGCCCACGGACGAAGCCGGGGAGCTTGGGGTCCGAGGCCGCTAGATTGCCCGCCAATTGCGCGAGGAGGCTTCCTACGGGGTGAGCCTGCGTCTGGGCCTGCCGTGCAGCCAACTGCTCCGAGTAGCCCTGGAGGAGCTTCTGATAGCTCTGGGCGCCCTGGAGTCCCTTAAGGATGTCTTCGCCCGGCCCTTTGAGGGTGACGGTCCCGTCTTCGCCGATGGCCGCAGAGAAACCCCTTTTTTTCTTCTCGGCCTCTCCCTCCTGTTTGGCGGCGCCGAGACTCTGGATGAACTGCTGGAGCCCTCCCATGTTTTGAGAGAGCCAATCGCCCTGCTGGACGGGGTCGAATCCGCTCGCCGCCCCGGCGAGTCCGAGCGTCCCGGTCAGGGTGTCTTCAAGATCACCCATCGGCCTTCTCATCTCCAGCCGAGAGGAGCAGCGCGTTTAGATAGGCCATCGATTCGGTGTGCTGACGCTCCTTCGCGGCGATGAAATCCGCGAGCCGCTCTTCCGGCGTCTTGGAAAGATCGACGACCACGGAGCTGCCGAGATGCCGCCACGAGGGGAGCGTTTCGTTTTCCATCGCCCTATCCTGTCACGAACGACGAGTAGTTACGAGATACGGGAAGCTGCGCCCCCGGCTGGAGGCCGGGTTGGCCCGCTTGCCAGGCGGAATAACCCCCGTACGCCGACGCGAGGCCAGCGGCGCCGCCGAGGATGCTCGCGTAGGTGGAGTTGTATTGCGGCATTCCCGCAATCCCCTGTAGCTGTAGCTGGCCGGCGCCAACGGAGGCGTTCCCAGCCTGGACGCTCTGGCCCATGCCGAGAGCGAGGAGCTTGTTGAGCTGCTCCACGCGGCCGAGCCCTTCGTTGAGCGTCGAGGAGTAGAGCTGGTCCGCGATCTGGGCGCCTACCCCTTGCGGCGTGAGGTTGGCCCGAAGATTCCCGCCCCGCGCCGCCTGTTCCTGCGCTCCAAGCTGTTGCTGCATCTGCGTGAAACCGGAGCGGGCGAGCCCCTCCGTGATTCCCGTCCGCTGCCCCTGATAGGCCGCGGCGAGCCCGGCCGGTTCTCCGCCCTCCGTGATGGAGTTGTTGAGCAAGGAATATTGACGGCCGAGGGCCGGGAGGCCGATGCGATATGCCTGCTGCGCCAACGCAGAATTGGTGCGCACGGCGGCGGCAGAAGCGGAAGACTGATCAGACGACAAACTCGGCCCCCGTGGACTTCTTCTTCGCTTTTGCGGCGTCACGGTCCGCGAGACATTTTCGACATCCCCTATAGGGGGCTTTCGCGGCGTCTTTACCGTACCGCTTGATGTAGACCGTGTTGATGGTATCAAACGGGTGTCCGTTGGCGCATTCCGTCCGTCTCGCATGAAACGCCGACTTGCCGACGCCGCGCAAAATGTTAACGCCGTCCGTGACAGCCTCCATATGGAACGGATTGACGCACGATCTGTTACGGCAAAGATGATCGATGACGAGCCCCTCTGGGATATCGCCCTTGATGTATTCGTAGGCCAGCCGATGGGCCTCCTCCGTCCTACCATCCACGCGGAAGTCACCATAGCCACCGCTATCTATGGCACCGCGCCACGGCCAGCAGTCTTCGCCCTCGCGCATGTCAACTTTCATCCAGAAGCGATACCATTTTTGCAAGCGCGGATGTCCCATGCATCACCCCGCGGAGAAGTATCCGCCGAGGCCGCCCACTACGGCGCCGCCGGCAATGGCCCAAGGATTCCCCGTCTGCGCTCCGATGGCCGCTCCCGACGCCGCGCCTCCGAGCGCGCTTCCGAACTGACTCGACCCTGAGAGGCCGCCGATCGCCGCGGCCTGATTCCCGCTGTATCCGCGCCCCAAGTTGAGGGCCGCGCCGCTTCCCTGGCCGAGCATCTGGAGAAGCTGCGTGTATTGGGTCAAGGAAGCCTGCTGCTCCCCGAAGTCGAGGCGCCGCATCGCCTGGGAGCGGTCCTCCTCAAGACCGCGGGCGTAGGTTCCGTAGGCGGCGTTTACCTGACCCGGAAGAAACCGCTCCCCGCTCTGCTTCGCCTGCTGCTGGAGGAGCCCCAGCGTGTCCTGCGAGGCATCGGCGTAGCCCTGATTGAGCTGAGACCGCGCCGCCCCGTAGGCGCTACGGATCGAGGCCGGCTCTCCGCCGGGGCCGATCTCGCGGCCCAAGAGGTCGATGATGTTCTTAAGCTCGGGATACGCGACATTTGAGAGCTGCTGAGACAGCCCGGCCTGCGTACGCGAGAGGTCCGCTGACGCGGCGCTCTGGGGGGAGTCGGTGCTCAAGACTGCGTATAGACCTGTGGGCTCGCCCACCAATTGGCGTACGTCCCCGACGTGCTCTCGCCCTGCTGGGTCCCGCTCCAAGTGATGGACGGGTAGGTGTACGTAGGCATGTAAGGGTAAGGAATGGTGAACGGCACATACCACTCGTCCCGATGCGGTCGGTAGCACGGGGCGCAGACGTGAGGCGGCGCCGCCTTCCCAATCTCCTCCGCGATGATCTCCCGGAGCTTCTCCTCGGAGACCGCCCAGAGCTTCATCCGCTCGGGGATTGTTTTGTGCGGCGCTACGTTCACGTCGAAGTCGAGGAGGAGCGGCCGGTCAGACCGCACGTAGGGCTTGCGGGGCTTCGTCGGTTTCGGCTTGGGCTTCGTCTTCATCGCGACTCCTCATAAGTCGATTGACGGCGCCGACCGCCGTCGTGCCAGCAACCTCCTCCATCTTACGCCGCTTCTCCTTGTTTGGGTGGACCCTCGCGAGGATAGCGGCGAAGTAGTCCGCCGAGCGTTCGTCGAAGGAGGCGTTAAAGAAGGGGCACGAGAGCCCCACTTTCACGCCCCAAAGTACGGACCCGCGGAAGATCGCCTCGTGGGCTTCGATAAAGTCGAGATCCGCGCCGTGGAGGTTGCAGTTCTGAAACATCACGGCGCGAAGCGTGGCTCCGGCGAAGATGGAGTAGGCGAGGCGGCACCCCACGAACTGCACGTTCCGAAGGACAACCCCAGCGAAATTCGCCTGCTCCAGATCGCAGTCTAGGAAGGTGACGTTATCCAGCGTCGCGGAGCGGAACGAGGAGAGAGGCATCTGGCACGTATCGAAAGAGCAATCCTTGATTTCTGGCGCCCCGGTGAAGTCCGCGAGATTCATCACGCAACGCTCGAATGAGACGTTCGCGAACTTGCTCCCGTACGCCGAGAGAGAGCGGAGATCCTCCCCGACGTGGACCGAATCCTTTTCCTCCCATCCTTGGGCGCGACGTTTCGAGCGGAGGAGGCGGCTCACTCTTCATCGTCCATCGCGAACGGCCCGGCGAGTGGCATCTCTAGCTCGCCCCTCGCTATCGCCCGCTTCGCGATTTCGTCTATCAACCACTCCACGTCACGCTCGCTCTTTCTTGGCGCCTTCTCCGTGCTGCTTCTCGGCTTGGGCTCGTTTTCGCGAGATTTCATGTTTCATAGCCCCCACGATTTGATGATGGGCCTTCGCACTCTGATGGTGCGCTACCCGCGTCGCCAACTGCCCACGCACATGCTCCTTTACGGCCTCGGGCTTGGGGAGGCCCGCAGGGTGATCCGCTTGGTATACCTTCGTGTGATGGGTCATCTGACCCCCGATCTCTTCGTCCCATATGACGGTCAGGCGCCAGTCGTTAGGACCGAAGGCGCCGATGTCCGAGAACCGGACGTGGATCTTCCCGCCCCCGTGCTCCTCTTTCTCGTTCGTCCATTTCTTGTGATGCTCTCGGAGAGCGGCCCAGACGACCGCCTTTTCGTGATGTTCGTCGAGGCGCTTCTCCAGCTCCGCGGGGTCGTCATCCACATGGGCCGAATGGCGGAACGGCAAAGCGTGGCCCTTGACACTGAGGAGCCCCGACACCTTGAGCCGCCCCTGTTTATCGGGACGGTCGGAGACGTGGACGCGGGTCACGTTAGCTTTCACGCAACCCTCGGTTGCGGGCCTCTACCTTCGCCCACGTCTCGGAGTCGGCCCTAAACGTCCCGCCGCAATCCCCGTGATAAGCCGAGATCCAATCGAGCCCGCGCGTCGTCCTGCATTTGTCGCACGACACGAACAACTCGTTCCCGTCGATGTCGGTCGTCACGCCGCGCACGTCGTAGAGCCCCATTTACGACTGCCTCTCTGCGGCCGATTTGTTGTGAGCGCAAACCCCGTCGAAAAAGAGATTTCGCGGGCTCCGCTCTGCCGTGATGGAGTAGACGTGAACCGGCGTTCCCGTCTCGAAATCGATTCCGACGATGGAATCCTTCACGACTTGGCCGCCCACGAGACGGTAGATCACGTCGCCGATCTGCATGTCCGAGGCGTCCCGGTAGTAGATCGACTTCGCCCCCTGCTTCCAGATGGCGATAGGGTGCGTCGAGCTGCACCGAAACTCGTGATGGGCGGCCGTGGTGAAGCGGTACATCGTGCCGACGCGCACGAGGTTAAGGCTTGCAACGCGATTTCGCACGAGTTTTCCGTTCCCGTAGCTCCAGATTTCGGTCCCCGCCACGCACAATTCCACCGGCCGCGGGCCGTCCACCGTCTCGACCGGCGTTCCGACCGGGACGCAGCCCACGACGGGATCATTCGGGTCCGTGTCCGAGCCGCCCGTCTGGCTCGCGCCGCCCGGCCAGTCGAGGCTGTTCATTTGCGCGGTCCACGGGGCGCCGAGGAGACCGCCGTTAACCATCGGCTGCTTGAGGGTAATTATCTCGGACCACTCACCATTTATCCCAAATTTGCACTGGTAATGCGTAAATGCCGAAGGAATTGGGAGTGGCCCGGCGATGGTTGTCGGGTAGCCGCCGGGGACGGTACCGGGAGGCACGCCCTGGATGCACACGACGGCATCGAAGGTCCCCGTCTGCGAGACGGCCGAGCCGAGAGTGATCGTGGTGTTGTCGTCGATCCCCGTCCCGCCCGTGACCTTCTGGATCTCATGGGCGAATGCCTCTCCGTTGACGGAGATGTAGGCGCCCATCCAGAGAATCGAGAAGTCCGAGTTGGGCGCCGTGAGCGTGGTCGTTCCGTTCGCCGTGACGGAGACGGCCGGGTCCGCCGTCGAGAGCTTCGCGAGCACCTTGAACTGGGTGTAGTCGGTCGTGAGCGTCGTGAGGTTAAACGCCCCGCCGAGTCCCACGTCCCTCTCGACGCCCTCCGGCTGCGAGGGGGTGTAGGCGGCGTTGGAGAAGTCCCTCGCGTCGTAGCGGACGATCTGGATCAAGAGGTAGCCGGACGTGGAGGCTCCCGCGGAGGCCGTCTTCGCGAGGATCGCGAGAACGAGGTTCTCCCCGCGGAGGAACGCTCCCTTCTCGACGAACTGAGAGATGGCCGAGAAGTCGTCCGCGGTGTGGGCCGTGGGGTCGATTTCGATCTCTCCCGCCGCCGTGAAGGTTCCCGCGGTCCCGCCCGTCGAGAGGTACGACTCCCAGATGGACCAGCGGTCATTCGCGGTCGGCATGGCAGCGGGAGGCGCCGTCGCCGCCCCGAGAGACCATTCGCCCGGGACGCCCGCAACGCCCGTTCCGCCGACGATGTATTCCGAGCCCGTAAAGAAATACTTGAACGTCGGCTGGCCGTCCGCCGCGTTGTTGGCCGGGCCGTAAGCGGTGTCGTGGGCCTGGAGACTCGACCCGTCCGTCCCGATGAACTGGGAGTTGAAGACGCGGTTGTAGAAGTTGTCCCGGTAGATCGTGGGGTCGTTCTCTGAGCCGGAGTTTCCGACGAGCGTCACGCGGCCCGTGGTCGGCCCAATGAAGCTCTGGTAGCTACTCGTCGGATCGAGGAAGGCCGGATCGAAGGTGACGACCTGGGTCCCGGTGTCCACGTCCTCGACGGTGTAGTCTTCCCCGTTGATCGTGATCGTCTCTCCGATCCAGTCGGCCGTCGCCGGATCTCCGCCGGTCACGGTGAGGGTGGTCGTCGCGTTCGTCGCGGAGACGTGGCTCCAATAGGCGGTAAGGTTCTCTCTCGCTTGGACGTTGACGCTCGTCACCCAATAGACGTACTGGGCCGGATCCGTCTGGTCGAAGTCCCAGCCGTCCGTCTGTTGGGCGGAGTCGATGAGGGGGTCGGTATTGAACGAGCGATCCGTCCACGCGAAGGCCCCGAGGTTCTGCATCGCGTCGTTGTAGCGAATCGTCGCGAAGGGCTGATTTGGCCGCTTCACGGTCCAGTCGGGAGTGCCGACGGTTCCGGCCCGGACCCGGTAGATGTTGAAGTGGGCTACCGTGGAGTCGATCTGGTCGGTGGGGGTCCCCGCGATCTGGACCAGATTCCACGTCAGGTTGACCGAGGCGCCGTTCCGAGACGTGGAGCCGAGGTTGGTCAGGGCCACGAGGTTGACCGGGTTGAAGGGCTTTGTGAGGCTCGCGTTGAGGCCGAACTTGAAGACGACACGGGGGGAATTCTCCACGTCCGTCCGCCGCGTCCCGGCCTTCGACACGGCCACGAAGTAGAAGGTGACGTTGTGGGAGATCCGAACGAAGTCCTGCCCGCTCGCTCCTTCAATGGTGTTGTTCGTCTGCTGGGCCGGGTCGTAGATGACGTAGGGGCACGTCGTATCGATGAAGCCGCCGGGAGCCGGCGACGCCGCGGTGATGTGGGTCGGGCTCGTCGTGGTGCTGATGTGCCAGCGACTCAGGAACTCGTCGCCGGAGAGATCGAGGAGCCACGCCTCGACGAACCGCTCCCCGGCCCAAGCGGTATTCCAGTTGGTCCCTACGCCGTCGATGTCGAAGGTCCCGCTCGTGAACGTGGCGAGCCCATCGGAGTAGCCGGAAGGAACGTCGGGGCTCAAGAGGAAAGAGCCCGAGAGGCTATCGCCGCCCTCTTGGCTCGTGAGTCCGATGAACGGTCCCTCTTCGATCAGAGGGTTATAGCGATAACCCTTGATGTAGATCTGATAGCCGGCGAAAGAGCCAATCGGCGACGGGACGAGCGCCGTAACGGCGACCCGAACGTACGCCTTCCCCTCGAACTGCTCCCCTAGGAGCGTCACCTGGGCGCCGGTAACGTCGGGCGGAACGGCCGAGTCTCCCGCGGTGCTGGCCGTTGGGTTGACGACCGGGAGCGTGGGCCGGCTCTGCGTCCCGGCCTCGTTCGCGGCGGTAGCGAAGAACCAACCGGCGACGCCGACGAAGCGGCGATCCGACTCCTGGGAGATGTCCCCGGCCTTCCCCGAGGCGGACATCGTGGCCGCCAGCTCCGCTCCAGCGAAGACTCGCGCCGCCACGGCCGGGATCTGGATCGTGGCCGAGTCCGCGAGGAGGGTTACGGGGGCGAACCAAATCTTGTATTCGTCGATCACCTGACGCGTGGGCGAGGTCTGCACGTCGTTGATCGTGAAAAGGAGGTGCTGCTTGTCCGCCGCGAGCGTTACCCGGAAGTCCTTCGGGGGGAGGAGCGCGTGGTTTAGGGTCCTGTAGGTGTCCGCGTAGTCGGCGGGCGTCTGCCAGTTATCGGTCGTCCCGGTGATCTGGTCGGTCTTGTTATCCGGGTTGTACGGCATTGATTTTCCGAATTATCGGACTATATTGGATACCTGGCCCCGGCAGGGTGCGGCAGGCGGACGAGGATAAGCGAGTCCAAAGGGTTGTGACACGGCCAACCACGCCCCTCCAAACCCCGCACGATAGGTCGCGAGACCGTTCCTGCCGGGGCTAGCCCTACGGCTGGACATCTTTCGGGTCCTGAATCTCCTGCACGATGACCCCGAAGGCGAGGAGATCCCGAGGCGCCGTCGTTTCCGGGCCGTGGACGGTGATGTAGAAGCGGAAGCCCTCCATCGGCGCGGCGAGTCCGGGGCTCGGATACGTCGTGCTCGTCGCGTTGGAGGTGTAGCCGATCAGCTCCTTGCAGTTGGCCCCGTCCACGGGAACGGCGCCGGTCGGGTAGATGGTGTAGATGTCCCCGGCGTTGACGTAGCTGTTGACCGTGGCCGTGTACGGGAGGATCGGGAGGGTAAAGATGTCGCTCGCCCCGGTCTTGTCGTCCACGGCGATCTCGACGTACCAAGGCTTCGATACGTCGTTCGTGTCGGCCGAGACGATGAGCCGGATCTCGTGGAGCCGTTTCTTCCCCTTCGTGTCCGTAAATCCCGTCGAGAAGGTGGAGAGGGTGGCGATGCTGTTCGCCGTGGACACGTCCTCGCGGAGCCAGGAGAAGAGGGAGCCGGCGTAGCCGTACAGCTCCGTCACCGGACGCGAGCCCCCGTAGAGGGTCGCGAAGGCATCGGGGATGATCCCGCCCGGCGTGAGCTGGGTCCAGACCTTCCGTTCGATGTCGTAAACGAGGCACTGGGAGGGCATGCGAAGGATGACGAGCCGGCGCTGCTCGACGTGGGCGACGTGGACCCGGCACGCCTGATAGTTCGCCATCGTCGAGATATTGTTCGTAAGCTGATCCGCCACCGGCTCCGTGAGGGAGATGGCTCCCGAGCCCGGTGAGAGGACGTAGAGCTTCTTATCCCTACCGAGATAGACGACATTCGCACTCTCGCCCGTGTCGGCGGTAAGCTCGTCCATCTGGTAATCGCCCACGCCGTACATCGTGGTTGCGAAGCGGACGAGGCGGTAGTTCGTCTCGTTGTTGCCGGCCACGTAGTACGCGAACCGTTCCGTCGTGATGATGAGGAACGGCCCGATCACCTTCATGCCCACGACGCGGCCGTCCGCCGCGGGGATCGTGAGAACGTTGTTCGAGGGGAAGCTCTCCTCCGGGACGCCGATCGGGGCCTGCTGGGCATCCGCGGAATAGATCAGGAAGCTCGGGGCCTGCGTGGGGTTGATCCAGATACGAGCGTCCCAGTAGGCGAGATGCGCCGGGTAGGCGTTGTCGCCGTCGATCTCCGGGTCCCCGTTCGTGTCGATCGGGCCGGGGATGAGGGTGTTGAGGTAGCTGTCGGCGTACGTGTCAACGAACGTGAGCGACCCCGGCACCGTCGCGATCGTGAAGTAGTAATAGCCGGAGGTCCCGCCCCATGTGCCCGAGAGGGTGATTCCGAGCGTGTTTCCCGAGGCGATCGTGAACGCCGTCACCGTGGCCGTGCTCCCCTGGACGTGGACGGCGAGGCCGCCGTAGGTCGAATAGTCGATCCCCTTCGTCCCGCCGGAGGGCGGGTCCGTAAGGAGGTATCGATAGGGGCTCTTGGAGTTGACGCTAAAAGCGTGCGTCCCCGTCGTCGCGGCGTAGACGGGAGAGATCGTGAGAGTGTTCGACGTGGGGTGACCCGAAATGGTGTAGCTCACGAGATCGATAACGATCGTGTCGCCGATCCATGTGTCCTCGAAAGCATTTCCCGTTGCATACGTGACCGTCGCGTTCCCGTTGATCGTGGTCAGCGTCCCGGTCGCCGGCCCGTGGTCTTGGATGTTGGCCGAGCCGTTCGTGAAGTAGGCGTAGTAGATGTAGCCGAGGTCCGCCGGCTGGTCGGGACCGCCCGTCAGCTGGTACGGGGTATTCCCGCCCGAGAGGAGCGTCCGAAAGATCCGAGTCGCATAGGCCCGTGGCTCGGCGGAAGCGTCAATTCCTGTCAGCGTGACCGTGACGTTAGCCTGCGAGTCCTCCGTGACGGTCGTAATGGGCGAGAGGTTGGAGTAGTGGCCCGTGACCGGATCGACCCAGGCGTAGGCGTACTTCGGCCCGGCGCCCGTCCACGAGAGGGAGCCGCGGTAGACGATCGCCGAGACGGCCCAGCCGGAGGCGATGGAGTTAGCTGAAAGCGTGATTCGTGAGCCGGTGAGTGTGTAGGCGACGCCAGAATGGACGTTGGGTAACGTCGTTTGAAACGTGACGGCCGTCGTCGAGCCCGAGACGGTATAGCTGGAGATGAGCGCCGTGTCTCCGCCCACCGTGAGGGAGAGGCCGCCGTAACCGAGATTAGCGGGCCACGCGGCGTTGATCGTGGCCGTGTAGGTCCCTGCGACATTCGTCAGGAGGCCGGGGCCAGCCGCAGCGGTGAAGATGGTCACGGCATCGATCACGAATCGCGATCCGTTGACGACGATCGATCTACCGAGATCCCCGATCGGCGGTGCCGCGTTAACCCATGCCGGGGACGGGGAGACCGCCGAGACGTACGGGGAGGCGGAATCCGCCCAAACCGCGTACGTGCTCCCGCCCGAGAGGGAATAGAGGGCGGCCGAGCCCGGTTGGTCGAGCCCGATCTTGTAGGAGATCTCCCCGTCCGTGATCTGTCCCTCTTCCGAGCCCCACGCGAAGAAGCACCGGCCCTTCACGTTCGCGAAGTTGGCCGGCAGCGACGGCGCGACCTTCTGGTGAATGACCGCCCCGGTAGAGGCGTTCCAGATGGTATTCGTCCCGCTCCCGCTCGCGTAGTTGTGGGCGAGAAGCTGGGCCGTGGGCGCCGCCGTGGGGTCCGTGAGGCTGTATTCGTAGAAGACGTGGACGGCTTGCGTGAGCGACTGGGCGGCCTCATTCGTGCCGGTTGCCGCGGGGTCGAGAGACTTCCGCCAGCGCCCGTTAACGACGTACCAGTTGTAGCAGTTGTAGATGTCGAGGAGCGGCTGGGCCTGATGCGAATGGACAGCCGTCTTCATCCCGCCCTGCCCCTGGGCGTCCGGGACGAACCAAATCAGCCTCGCGTCCTTAAACATCTTCCGCGTACCGCTTCGCTAGCCGCATGGCGAGGAGAGTAGTCGAGCCGACCATCGTCGCGACGTGGATTCCGGGCGTGATGGCCCAGCGATTCGAGGACTCGCCGGCCGGATGCCATAGGATCAGCGCCGCTCCGAGAAACTCCCCGCGCCGCGCTTCCGCGAGCGCCTCTTCCAGTAGCTCCACGACGTTATCCGCCGGCTCCCGTTCGGCCTCGCGAAACGGTCGAATCTCGGCCAAGGGCTACTCCGCCCTCTTCGCGTTCGCCTCCGCCGTCACCTTCGACTGATCCATGAGGCCAACGTCGAGGTTCGTGCTCTTGTAAACGTCGATCAGGGGCGCCATCGCCTGCATGGCATCCTCCCGGAGCGCCTGCCAGCCGACGATGCCGTACGTCTGCTGGATCGACGCGGCGGCGAGCCACACGAGAACGTCGTCGAAGTCGTCGGGGCTCGGGAAGAACTGCGAGGCCGACATCGTGAGGACGGTCGGCTTCGTGTGGTAGATGAACGGAAGCGTCGTTGAGCCGCTGGCATTGGCCGCGGCGGCCGGCGCGAGGTACGCGAGGTAGGCATAGAAGGCGCTCGTCTGGAACGAATACGTCGCGGAGGAACTGGCGAAGACGGGCGAGATGGTGAGCGTTGTCGAGGTCGGATGTGCCGTGATCGTGTAGGCGTTGGAGTTGATAACGATCGTCTGCCCGATCCACGAGTCGTCGAAGGCCGTCCCGGAGACGTAGCCGATCGTCGCGTTGCTCACGGTGCAGGAGCACGTCCCGTTCGCCGCCGCGGTGTAGTTCGTCGCGTAGGACCAAGCGGAATAGGAGCCGGTGGACGTGGCCGTGGTGTTGTAAAACTGGGTCTGGAGAAGGAACTCCTCCCACGGCTGATAGGGAATCGTGATGAGCATGCCCGTTGGACCGCCGAGCACCTTGGGCTTGCCGATGTCGATGTCCGCCGGGAGGGCCACGGTCGTAGCCGAGGTCGTGACGGTGAGCGTGGTCCGCTTCTGGAGCCACACCATCCCCTGCGGCTGGCAGACGCGGCGATAGGCTTCGTTGAGCCGCGCCATCGCGAGCGGCGAGCCGATCCCGAACTTGCACCGCTCGATGACGTTGTTGACGAGATCCAGAGTGCTGAGGGTCGTGCTCATCTAGTTACACCCACGGCTTGACGGCAAAGATCCCGTCCGTAAAGGAGGAGTCGGGGACTCCCCACGGTGCCCCATGATCGGAAGCCCGGTTCACGACGTACTGGGTAGCCACGCGACGCCTCATCGCTCGGAGCTGGACCATCGCCTCGGCCTCGGCATCCTGAGCGCCGCGTAGGCCCCTCTGAACCCTCACGCGGGCCGCGGCGAAGAGCTGGAGGATCTCCACGTAGTCCTCGGGGAGAACGGAGAGGCCGGCGATCTGGGTAAGGTCAGGCGGCGTCCGCCCGTAGACGAACTTGAACTCCGCCGCGGCGCCCGGAGGCGGGACGAGCTGGAAGCAGTAACGCGGCGTCCCGGTGTAGCCCCAGGTGCCCGTGCTATCCCCAGCATCGCAGTACGCCTGCTGGTAGTTGGAATACATCTGCTTCTGGGCCACGTTCTGCTGACTCAGGGTGAGGCGCGGGATCTTGAAGACTTGGAGCCTGATCTCCTGATTCCACATGCCGATATCGCGGCCGTAGGCGTAGTCGGAGGGGTACTCGTACACGTCTTGATAGATCGTGTAGCCGACATCCGTCTGGGCGTCGATATTGGGCGTCTGGAGGAGGGTCAGCGTCGTCGGGCTCGTTACCGTCGCCACGGTGTAATCGGTGTTCGCCCCGCCGAAGGAAATCCTCTTGTACCGCCACGAGGTATCCCAGGTGGTCCCCGTCCCGGTGACGGTCGTCCCGGAGGCCCAGGAGATCGTCCCGGTCGTGTAGGTCCCGTTGATCGTGAGGGTCGTTTCCTTGTAGAGCCACGGCCACTCCCAGCGGGCGTGGATCTCGCGGTTCTTGTCGAAGATGGCTTGCTGGATATCTCCGTTGGGAACGCCCCCGCCGACAGCTCGCGCCACGGCGGAAACCATGTCGCCCAGCGTGCGAGAGGCCATCAGCTAGCCGGCTTCGCCTCGGGCGGAGCGGGGAACTTCGCGAACATGGCCCTGGCCGCAGCTTCGGCGACTTCCAAGGAGCCCTTCCCGCCGGGGCGGCCTTCTGCCCAGACGACGGCCGCGAGAAAGCGCCAGCGCATGTTGCCGACGTTGTGGGCGTGGACGGCGATCTCTTCGGGCGTCTGCTCACGCGAGCGGATCGCAAGCTCCTTCTCGTATTCGCCGAGAAGGCGGATGAGGTTCTGGCCCCGCGTCTTGGCGCTGGGATTCGTCATCCAGAGGCGGATGTCGGTCTGCCGCTGCTGGTCGTCCTCCGCGAAGGAGCGAAGCGGGTCGTGCTGCTCCACGATCCTCTTCGGCGGGACGACCGTCTTGTGAAGCTTGTCCATCTCCCGCGAGGCGTCGTAGATCTGCGGGCCTGTGGTTGCGGGAGCTTCCATCGTTTCTCCTGAGAAGGAGCGGGGGGCCTTTCGACCCCCCGCCTGTTGATCTAGGCGCCGATGAAGTTGACGAGGCAGGGGACGAGCTGAGAAGCCCCGGCCCATGCGTGGAGGGGGATAATCGCGCCGCCGTTCTGGTAGAGGTTGGCCGCGGCAGCCGCGGAGCCGACAACCGTTCCGCCCGCGCCCGTGACGGCGGGGACGCCGAAGACGGTAGCGGTGACGGAGCCGACCGCGAGGCACTCCGCGATACCGGCGATCTGGACGATCGTGTAGTTGCCAGAGGTCACGGTGCCGAGAGCGACGCCGTTCGGCTGGAGGGTGGCCGTGCAGACGAGACGGCTGTACGGACGCGAGATGGTGAGCGCCGAGCCGTTGCCCGGCACGGAGGCGAGGACGTTCGGCCCGGCCGCGCCAGTCGCGAGGTTCGGGTCGGCGGTCTCCACAGTAAAGGAGGCATTGGCGCCGGAGGTGTTCGCCCGGATGAGGCGCGTAGCCGCGATGTCAGCAAAGTAGATAAAGTTCCCGACTTCGCTGTTGACGGCCGTCGTGGTGACGTTGGTGTTGATGACGGAGGTGGTGGAGCCGGCCGACGTGACGGTGCCGGTCGTGGCCGCGGCAAGCGCCGTGACCTGACCGCGAGCGAGAGCGGCCGTCGCCTTCACGTACTGGAAGGCGTTGCCGCCGGCATCGCCGGGAGCGCCCTTCGTCCACCAGATCGTCCCGACTTCGGCGAGCGGCGTCGAGGAGTTGATGTAGGTCGAGTCGTAGAGCGGGAAGAGCGGCCCCTGGTTCTTTACCCCAGTGCCAAGGTAGTTGAGGATTTCGGGGATCTGCATCATGGTCGTGTGCCTCTAAGCCGTGATGCCAGAGATGGTTGCGCTGTACATGCGGCTCCAGTACGTCATGGCGAGCCGGCACGCGACGATCTTGGACGCGGCGAGCTGGTAGGGCATCTGGAGAACCGGCGACCACTCAAAGAGCATCGACGGATCGACGTAGAAGTGCTGGTAGCGGGTATTGAGGAAGTAGGCCGTACCGCTCGGGCACATGCGGTCCCACTGGACCGACTTGCCCTGATACTCCAGGCTGTTCCAGCCGAGATCACCCTGCGGCGACTTGGCGCTGGGGTCGATGTACCGCGCGATCTTCATCAGCGAGAGGCGGTAATACTCCCAGGTGAGCTGGT